AGGGCGCAGAGCCCCGATTTCCCGTTTTTTCGTTTTTCCGTCATAGCGCCGCTGCCCTTCCCCGAAGTTCTCGCGAAAAGATTTGCGCGACAACGGTTTGTCCGAAGTTACTTCCGATTTCGAGTTGCGCAACGCAGATATCCCGAACGAGATCGGAACCGAATCGCGGGATAGGGGATTTGGACCTTGGCGGGGCGGAGGGGAAACCACCCATTCGGACCTTGAGTGGTCGGGAGGACGAGAATGGCCGGCCAAGTGCAGGTCCGAAGGGCCGAACCGAATCGTTTTCTCTATTCTATTTCTGTACGAAAATTTTTTTGGATTTATGTCTATACGGTCATTCTACTTTCTTCTTTATTTGGACCTTATCTATAGAATAGTAGAAGAAGAGAAGGAAGGGAAGCCTTATAGGACAAGGCGGAGCCGGGGTTCTAATGGTCGTGGTCCGAATCGAAGGTCCGAATGTTTTTGGCGTCATTCGGACCGCGTTTTTTACCGCATTATGAAAAATGACCCTTTTCTGATAAGGTCAACAGTCGCAAAAAAGCCCCCGAAGGGGCTGAAAACGGCCAAGGTCCGAATAAGTCAAAAATGATTCGGATCTGGACCTCGGCTACAAACCGCACCCGGCGTACTGCCGAACAGCGTCGAAATCGATCTCGGACGACCCGTCCACCATGAAGTATTGCGGCGATTTGGACCAGTATCGGGAGTACTCCCCGTTGATTCGAATGCGTCCGAGGAAGGTAAATCCGGCGTCGCTTAGGACGCGTTGCAAGCCCTTCGTTTGCGGGAGTTCGCAATCCATGCCAACCATCAGGTCCGGCAGCTTGCTGGCGTTCAGGAGCGTCGAGGAAACGTCGATCTCCATCGATTCCGAGATCAGTGTCTCGATGGCTTCCAGTTCGTTTGAGCGGTTCATGGCGATCATATAGCGGCGTGCCGTGGAATCCGGCGCACGGTTCATCGGGTCGAAGGTGTCACTCACCTCGTGTTCAAGGAAAAATTTCCGCAGTGCCCCGGCGGACTCGTTGAGAGCCTGAAACAGGTTGCCGTAGTAGTGCGGGTTCTCATCCTTGAACTTCTCGACATCTTCGCGGTTTTGCATGCGGCCGAACATGACGAAGTAGCGCGTGTCGTTCCGCACGAGCGGCAGCGCGTCTTTGAAGTTCGTCAGCAGCAGGTATGCGGCGGTGTTTATCGTGTTGTACGGGTCTACCCCCTTGCGGTGGATTTCAATGGCCGTGTTCGTGATGAGCGGCTTGATTTGGTTGAGCACGTCGAAGCGATTGTGGCCGTGCAGCTTGATTTCCTCGACGCAGTTCAGGAGCGATCCTTCAGCCCAGCCGTTGAACGCCCCTTCGAGCGTCTTGGCGTTCAGTGTCTTGACATTCTCCGGACCGAGGATGACGCCCATCATGTCGCTGAAGAACGTCTTGCCGTCCGACTCCGTACCCTGCAACACGATCGCCCAATTCGGCCGCTTCTGCGTCTGGATGATCCATGCCAGCCAGTCGATGAAGATGCCGCGCTCGCGGTCAGCGGGGATCATCATGTTGAAGTGGTCGAGGATGCGCTTCACGTTCAGCTTGTCTTCGCTCGTCAGCTTTGACGGACACTCCGGGACCGACTTGTCCGTGTACAGATTCGCGTAGCGCGCTCCGTTCATGATGAACGTCTCGTCCTGTTCGGGCAGGTATAGCCGCGTGCGGCATACCGGAATCTGATGACGGTTGAGCGCCAGCTTCTCGGCGGTCGTGTCCGGGACGACGCGGCCTTCCAACACGTCCTGTGGCGTGAGCAGGAAACGTTCGAACGCCGAATTAAAGGCGCTTCGCGTCATGTACTCCTGCGTGTTCACGTTGTAGAACTTGTCATCGAGCGTCAGGTACGTCCAGCCCATCAACCATTTCGGCATGTGCTTCGATTCCGGGTTCTCGAACCGAATCATCTGCCGAGCAGCGTTGAGCGGAAGGGGCGAGCCGTCGTTGATTCGCTTGAACGCCTGCCGTACGAATGTGACCATCAGCTCGCGCGACGGCTTGTCGAGCGTCGCCTTCTTGATCGCCTTGCATGCCGAGTTCAGCATGTTCATCGACGTGGCTTCGAGCAGCAGCTTTTGCAGCGCGACCATCGTTTCTTCGGCGGTTTTTTCGGCGGCTTCCTTCGCCAGCTTGATGATGTACCGGGCGGTAATTGGCGTACGCGACTTGTTGCTGATGTCGAATGACTTCCACTTCGCGTCCAGCTCCTTCGCGTCGTAGTTGTCGGCCGTCTCCGACCACTCGTGCCAGAGTTCGAGGCCGCGCTCGTGGCCGTCGTACTGGTGAAACAGCGCCATGCCGACGTTGACCCACGTCTCGTAATCATCGGCGTCCGGCACGAGCAGGAGTTTGGCGTGCAGCTCGTCTTCGCCGATATCGGTCTTCGCTACGTCGGCGGCGAACGGGTCGTCGTAATCGATCTCCCCGCCGCTCTCGCTGCGTTCCGGCGCGGTGCGCGAGCGCTTCTTCAGCGTCCAGCCTCGAAGCTTGGCCTGCTTCTCGAACTCGTCCACGATGGCCTGCGCATCGACGCGGCGCAACACCGGCAACTCGGATGCTTCGATGTCGAGCGGCGACTGCTTGTAGAGCCACTCGTACGGCCGCTTCGTGTCCGGATGGATGTGGAACGCGACGAACTGCTGGCCGTTCGCGAGGATTTCGACCTTCTGCGCTTCGCCCCACTCGTCCAGATAGACGCTCGAATTGACCTTCGAAAACGGCTCGGTGCATCGGAAGAGCAGTAGCCGGCGCGGCGCGCGGCCGACGCGTACAGGAGCCATCCCGAAGTTCTCATGGACGAAATTCTCCATGTGCTTCGCGAAGCCTTCGTCCGAGATGTCGATATCGACGCCCGGCGTGTTCTTCGTCAGGAAGCCGACGCCGGCCAGCTTCACATCGGCGACCCGATCTTCGCCGTTCTTCGTGTACTTCAAACCCGTGGCGAGCCACGTCTTCAACTTCGCCTGCGTTGCTACTGTCTGCTGCCAGCCGTCGTGCGGTGGGAATTTTTCGCCGGGTGTGATGGGGACAATGTTGTACCCGTTCGCGATCAGTGCATCCCCGTGATCCGCAAGATAGGTGGCCGTGGTCTGGTCGGCCATCTCGTTACTCTCCTGCGGTCGGCACTTCGAAGATATGCGGGTTGAGCAAGCGTCGCGGCAAATACTCGTGCCCGACCGCCTTCTCGATCTCGATGCAGAGTTCCGGGCGCAACGCGCGGCCGGTAGACGACAGAGCGCCGAGCGTATTGGACGAGTAGCCCACCAGCTCGGACAAACGTTGAACAGTTTGCTCGCGGGAAGCGTAGATCGCGGCGAGCTTCAGGACCAGTTTCGTGCGCTCGGTTTCCTGCTCTTCCGGCGACAGCGCATCGAACCATGCGGGCATAGGGATTACCATGTTTCTAGTCCTCTTATGTAGGTAGATGAAGGTTGATACAGCGCGGAGTATGCCAGATTCCCATTTGTCTTTGAAATATTTTCGAAAAGGTGTTGACAGACAAAACCGGCCCCGGCATGATTCGTTCCGTGGTGAACGCCACGACACAAACAACCCATCTACGGATCACTAGGAGTCGGAAAAATGAGCTTCGAAAACGCCCTGAAGGAATTCATCAAGTCGGCAGTCACGGAGGCAATCGCGGAAGCAGGCGGTACGGGCGGCGGCAAGGCGGCCGAAGGCACGAAGGCAACGACCACGGCGGCCGGCAAGGGCGGCGGCAAGGCAGCAACGAAGCCGAAGCACTCGGCCGACGAGGTCAAGGCGATCCTGATCCGCGTCAAGGACGAAAAGTCGATGGACGACGCGAAGGCGATCATCAAGAAGTACGGCAAGGCCGAAGACCTCGGCCTCGATCAAGCCGGAACACTTCGACGCCACGTACGACGCGGCCGAGAAGGCGCTCGAAGAAGACGCGGGCGGCGACGAAGGCGACGGCAGCGACGGCCTGTAATATCGTCTCGACGTGCAGCGAAGAAGCCCGGTTCGTCCGGGCTTCATTTTGAGCGGCACTGGCGGGTGCACCGGCAAGCGTTCCCGGCCTCTACGGTGCACCACACAATGTCAGTGCCGCTCAAAATGAACAACTTTTCCGGGGCCTCTACGTGAGCGAACACGCGATCAATCTCGATGCGCTGAAGTTCAACATCGAGCAAGGCGGCCACTCGGTATTTTCCCCGAGTGCGTCTGCCATGTGGCTCACATGCGCCGGGTCCCTTCTCGCCAATCTCGCAGCAGAAGACAACGCAGGCGAAGACGCCGCATACGGCACTGTCGCGCACGGCGTATCCGAGACGTGGTTGAAGACCGGCATACGCCCCGATCATCTGCTCGGCACGGTCGAGCAGGTCGCCGAAGGGAAGACCGTTTTCGATATCACGATCGACGCGGAGATGATGGAGTACGTCGCGCAGTCTGTCGAATGGGCGCAGTCGCTTCCCGGCGACCTGCATATCGAGAAGCGCGTCTACTTCTCCCAGCTCACCCCGATTCCGCGCCAAGGAGGCACGATGGACGTGGGCGGCTTCGAACCCGGTGTGATGCACATCTTCGACCACAAGTTCGGCCGTGGTGTTCAGGTCTTCGCGGCGTTGCGACTGGACGATCCGCGTTCGATCATCGTTGAGAACGGCAAGACGATTATCAACGGCAATTCTCAAGCCATGCTCTATGCGCTCGGCGCGCTCTACGAGTACGACTGGATTTACGGATTCCGTAAGATCGTCATCTACATCTCGCAACCGCGCCTAGCACACTTCCAGACGTGGGAAACCACACGGGAAGAGCTGCTTCGCTTCGCCGATTTCGTGAAGGTCCGGGCATTTCTCGCTTGGCAGAAAGGTGCGCCGCTCACGCCGTCCGACAAAGGATGCCGTTTTTGCAAGGTGCAGAAGACCTGTCCGGCGCTTCTCGCGATGGCGCACAGGCTTTCTGACGACTGCTTTGACGACCTGACAGCCGAAGTAACCGCTGAACAGATGTCGAGCAGTAAGGAAGTCCTGATGCGCGGCGAATTGAGCACGAAGTTACTTCCGGTTTCCGAGCTTTCGACTGAACAAATGGCGAAGTTACTTCCGTACCGGAAGGTATTCGAGCGCTGGTTCAGCGAAATGGACTCCGAGTTGGAGCGACGCGCGCACAACGGGGAGGACATCCCCGGCATGAAACTGGTAGCATCCAGATCGAATCGCCGCTGGAACGTGCAACAGGCGAAAGCCGTTGAAACGCTCACATTCCTTGGCGTGAAGGAAAACGCATTATTCTCGACCGATTTCGTCAGCCCCGCGAAAGCAGAAGAACTGCTCGTCGCGAGTGGCATGCGAAAGAAAGCGGCCGAGAAAATTATCGCCCCGCTCGTCGCGAAAGCGCCGGGCAAGGCGACCTTGGCTCCTGTCGCAGACACGCGGGAGAAGCTGGGGCAAGTGGCCGATGACTGCTTTGACGACCTCACTGCGGACGACGGCCTGTAGACCCGTAGACCTGTAGACCCTGAAACCCTAGACCGGTAAAACGGTAGACCTGAAGGAGTAGCAAAATGGCACGCGAAATCAAGTTCAAAGGCAAGAACGTTGTCGTCTTCACGGACGGCACCATGCGTATCGAGAATGTGCGGGCGTCCTACCCCCATCTGGCGAAGCCCTACAAGGGCGACGATCAGGAAGGGCAGGAGAAGTATTCGCTCGTCGGCTTCATCGAAAAGGACCTCGCTAAGTCCGTTCTCGAAGTGATGAAGAAAATGCGCGACGAGATGCTGCGCGAGAAGAACGACGGCAAGAAGATTCCGACCGACAAGTTTTTCTTCCGCGACGGCGACGCGTCGGGCAAGGACGAATACGAAGGCTGCTACACGATCAATGCATCGGAAACGAAGCGTCCGAGCGTGCGCGGCGCGGACAAGCGTCTTCTCGGCGAGCGCGAGATCGAAAACACCATCTACGCCGGTTGCCGCGTGAACATTCTCATCAACCCGTGGTGGCAGGACAACAAGTTCGGCAAGCGTATCAACGCGAACCTGCTTGCGGTCCAGTTCGTTCGTGACGACGAGCCGATCGGCGAAGGCCGCATCAGCGAAGACGAAATTGACGATTCGTTTGACGACGTGTCGGACGGCGAGGAAGCGCTCGCCGAGGGCTACGACGACAACGGCGGCCTGTAATTCCTTTCGCCTGCCTGCGCGGTTCCGATTCCTCCGCGTAGGTTGTTCGCCCCGGCACGGTTATTCCCCGACGTGCCGGGGTCTTTTTCTTCTGAGGTGCTGAAATGCCGCAGGTATTCAACAAGAACGCAGGCGACTATCCGGACGACTGCATTTACATCGGCCGCCCTTCGGTGTGGGGCAACCCGTTTGTGATCGGCCGAGACGGAACGCGCGAAGAGGTTATCGCGAAGTACCGAGAGCACGTCCTCAACTCCCCTTCGCTGATGTCGTTCTTGCCTACGATCCGTGGTCGGAATCTCGTCTGCTTCTGCGCACCTGAAGCGTGCCACGGCGACGTGCTGCTCGACCTCGCGAATCCGGAGAACTGATATGCAAGACGAGATTCGACTGGACTACGAATCGCGTAGCGAAGAGGACCTGCCGACGTGCGGCCTCGACATTTACTCGGCGCACGAGTCCACTGAAATCCTGATGGCTTCTTGGTCGTTCAACGGCGGCCGCGTGCAGCAATGGGAAATCCGAGACGGCAAGTTCCCGGCGGAAGTTCGCGAGGCGCTCGAAGACCCGAACGTCATCAAGCGGGCGTGGAATGCGCAGTTCGAGCGCGTGATGACGCGTCGTGTGCTGAAGATCAACACGCCGTATAAAAACTGGCGCTGCACGATGGCGCGTGCGTACATGCTGTCGTTCGCTGGAAACCTCGAAATGGTCGGCGGGCAGCTCGGATTACCGCAGGACAAGGTCAAACTGGCGACCGGGAAGAAGCTAATCAACCTGTTCTCGAAGCCGCAACGCATCACGAAGAAGAACCCCCACAAGTGGCTCGACTGGCAGACCAACCCGTTCGAATGGGACGACTTCCTGATCTATAACCAACAGGACGTGATCGCCGAAGCCGCCATTGACGAATGGCTCGCTCCGTATCCGACGCTCGATGAAGAATGGGAGCTGTACGAGCTGGATCAGCTCATCAACGATCGCGGCGTGCCGGTCGATCTCGACTTCTGTAACAGCGCTACCGCGATGGCAGATCGCCGCAAGCTGGAACTCGTTCGGCAGATGCGCGCGATCACCGGCCTTGAAAACCCGAACAGTCCGCAGCAGCTCAAACCATGGGTGAAGGCACGCGGGTATCGTTTCGATGACCTCGGCAAGGATACCGTCAAGAAGGTCCTCGCCGAACACAAGGACGAACCGGTGCTGACGGGGCGGTGCGACGAAGTGCTGAAGATGCGTATGCAGTCTGCACGCACGTCGGTCGGCAAGTACAAGAAGTTCGTCTCCCTCGTCGGCCCCGGCCGGCGTCTCCGTTTTCCCCTTCAGTTCGGAGGCGCGCAGCGCACGCAGCGCTGGGCGGGACGCGGTGTTCAGGTTCACAACCTCGGCCGTACGCCGAAAGCGCTCGAACCGGACGGCGACAACGACTGGGCGCTCTGCACGGTCACGAACGCCATCCGAGCGGGGGATTACGACCTGCTCGGCCTGATGATGAAGGAACCCATGGACGGTCTCGCCGGATGCGTGCGCAGCGCGATCTACGCTCCGGAGGGGTACGAGTTCGTCACATGCGACCTGTCCTCGATTGAAACCGTCGTGATCGCATGGCTGGCGGATTGCCAGCCGCTGCTGAACGTGTTCCGTGAAGGGCGCTGCGCGTACCGAGAATTCGCGACGCGGCTGTACGGCGTCGAGTACCCGGAAGTAACTTCGCAGATGCGCACGATGTCGAAACCGGCCGTGCTCGGCGCGGGATACCGACTCGGCGGCGGCGACCTAAGCCATGAGGGCAAGCGAACCGGTCTGTGGGGCTACGCGGAGAACATGGGTATCGACATGTCCCGCCAAGAGGCGCACGACTCGGTGAAGATGTACCGCGAGGCGTACCCCGAGGTCCCGCAGCTCTGGAAGGACCTCGAAGCCGCTATCATCCGCACTATCAAGACGAAGGCGGTCACGCGCGTCCGTTATGTGTCGTTTGAAATCGTCGGTGAATTCCTCGTGGCGATCCTGCCGAGCGGTCGCCGGATGTACTACCATCGACCGCGCATCGAGAAGAAAAAATTCCAGAAGAAGAACTGGAAGACAGGCGAGTTACTCTGGAACGAAGACGGCTCGCCGCAGACGTACGAGAAGATCGGTTTCTCGTACATGGGCTTCAATCAGGACATCAAGAAGTGGCTGCGGCAGGACTCGCACGGCGGTAAGATGACTGAAAACCTCGTGCAAGCTATCGCACGGGAAATCCTGAAGTACGGCCTATTCAACGCGCATAAGAAGGGCCTCAATATCGTTCTGCACGTTCACGATGAAATCGTCACCCTGCGCAAGATCGGCGACGCGTCGAAGGGGCTGCATGTCCTGAAGGAGTGCATGACCGCGAAGCGCAAGTGGTACGAAGAGATGCCTGTTGGCGCAGCCGGATGGTCGGCCGCGTTCTATCGCAAGGACTGACGTGAAGTTACTCCCGATCCCAAAAAAATCGGAAGTAACTTCCGATCCTCCCGTACGGGAGACGCGCATAGAGGACCAAACGAACGATTGGGCGAAGGCAAACGGATGGTTTGTTGCGAAGTTTGTCTCTCCCGGTCAGCGTGGTGTGCCCGATCGAATGTATATCCGGTCGGGCATCGTCGTTTTCATCGAGTTCAAGCGGAAGGATGCAGAACCGAAGCGACACCAGTACAACAAGCACGACGAGATGCGTCGACACGGCGCGTACGTTCATTGGGCTGACAATCATGAAGATGCAATCCGAATCCTTGCGTCGTACCATCTCTGAGATGTTCCACGGAGTGCAGTACGATCCGATCGAGCTGCATGCGTATCAGGACAAATGCGTGGACTTTCTCGAAGAGAATCCGTTCAGCGCACTGTTCATCGACCTTGGCATGGGGAAGACGGTCATCTGCCTCACGCTGCTCGATCGGCTACTCTCGCGCTTCGCATACAAGCACTGTCTCGTGATCGCGCCGCTGCGTGTCGCTACGCAGACTTGGCCGAACGAGATTCCGCTCTGGCAGCACACGGCGTACATGTCCCATGTCCTGATCCGCGCGGAAGACGAGAAGTCGGTTGAACTGATCGCTGAGGCAGGCAGGAAACAACGCGCTCGCTCCGACTATCGGGCCTTCACAACACGAGGCGACGACGGCCGCAAGCAACGGAATCCCGAGCTTGAACGAGACGTGGCGCGAGCGAAAGCCGAGATGAAGGAAAAGATCCTTCAACGCCTCGCGCGCACCCCGGCGAGCCTTCACATCATCAACCGGGAACAGCTTGAATGGCTCATCGACCTGTTTGGGGAAATGTGGCCTTTCGATGTCGTGTTTATCGATGAATCGTCGTCGTTCAAGGATCACAATTCGATCCGTTTCAAGAAGCTGAAGACCGTTCGCCCGTATATCAAGCGCCTGCATCTTCTCACCGCGACGCCGGCTGCCGAGACCTATGAACACCTGTTCGCGCAGATGTGGCTTCTCGACAAGGGAGAACGTCTCGGCAACAACATCACGTACTACCGCAACCGGTACTTCACGTATAACCATTACTCGCGAACGTACAAGCTGCGGCCGGGATGCGAGAACGAAATCCTGTCGAAGATCGCTGACATCTGCCTAGTGATGAAGGCAGAGGACTACCTGAAGGTCGATAAGCCGCTCCTGTTGAAGCGCGCCATCAAGATGACCGATGAGCAGTCGGCTATGTACAAGAAGTTCGAGCGGGATTTCATCCTCGACCTTCCTGACGGAACCGAGATCGAAGCAGAAACCGCAGCCGCGCTGAATCAGAAGTTACTTCAGCTCGCGTCCGGATGTGTGTATGACGCGGAGAAAAAGACGCATTGGGTACACGATCACAAGATCGAAGACCTGACGCAACTTGTCGAAGAGCTGAACGGCGAGCCGCTGCTCGTAGCGTACTGGTTCAAATCCAGCCTCGAACGACTGAAGAAGGCGTTCCCGAGAGCGCGCGTAATGGACGCCGAGGGGAAACTTGTCGGCGACTGGAACAAAGGCAAGATCAAAATCTTGCTCGTTCATCCGGCGTCCGTGGCACACGGCTTGAACATGCAGAAGGGAGGCCATCACCTTTATATCTACGACATCTTCTACTCGCTCGAACTATATCTTCAGCTCATCGGTCGTCTCGCCCGGCAGGGCCAGCGCCATGTAGTGCGCGTCCACCATGCGACGATGATTGGCACGGTAGACGACGTTGCGGTATCGAGCCTGACTCGCAAGCGCAACGCGCAGGACGATCTCTTCGTGCGTCTTCGCCGTCTGCGAGCAGCGTTCAAGAAGAAGCGAGCAGCGAACAGTGACAACTTTGCCACGGCTGCGGGCTTGTGATAACGTTCAACCCTGACAAAAACGGAGGCCGGCATGGCAGAAGAAAAGAGCGGAGCGGATAGCGCATCGAAGGCAATCCTGTTCGATGGCGCGTCTATCTCACAACTCGGGCAGTTGTTCACCATGGACAACCGCACCGTGACGAAACGGATTCAAGGGCTGCGCGCGTGCGGGAAGCGCCAAGGACACCCGATCTACAAAGTGGCCGAGGCGGCCCGATACCTCGTTGATCCGGTTGGCGACATCGAGGCACACATCAAGAAGATGCACCATCGAGACCTGCCGCCGATGTTGCTGAAGGAATTTTGGAGCGGGCAGAATGCGCGCCTGAAATTCGAGGAAGAACAGGGCGATCTCTGGCGAACCGAGAAGGTACTTCAACACTACGCCGAGTCGTTCAAGACGCTGCGAACTGAGATTCTTCTCATGGTCGATTCGGTGGACCGCCAAGCCGAACTGAGCGACAAGCAGCGCGCCATCATTCGCAAGATGACCGACTCACTGTTGAAGAGCTTGCGCAACTCTCTTATCGAACAATTCAAACACGAACCGGAACGAGACCATGAAGCCGAACGAATCGAATCAACGGGTGACAGCGGAGGAAGTGGCGACGGCGAGGACGGAGTACGAGGACTTCAAGATCGCGACAGCGCGGGAAGCGTTTTTGAAGGAACTGACGACGACCCAGCAGCAGGTCTATAAGTCGCTCGGGGCGATGGTCATCGACCTCGCCGACATCTTCCGGCCGCCGGAACGCCTGACCGTATCGCAGGCCGCCGCCAAGTACCGAAAGCTGAACACGCCGGGCGCGTACGTGGGCGATTGGTTCAACGAGACCGTGCCGTACATGGTCGAACCAATGAACACGCTCACGTCCCGTGACTTCGACGCGGAAGTCTTCGTCGGCCCGGCGCAGTGCGGGAAGACTGATGGCCTGCTACTGAACTTCGTCGGGTACACGGTCAAGGTCGACCCGATGGACATGATCCTGTACTGCCCGACGAACTCAGCAGCCCGCGACTTCTCCGTGCGACGGATCGATCGTATGCACCGTCATTCTCCTGAGATCGGCGCGATGATGGCGCGCTCGCGCGACACCGACAACAAGTTCGACAAGCACTACAAGGACGGCACGATCTTGACGCTGTCGTGGCCGTCCGTGACCGAGTTCGCTGGCCGTCCGATCGGCCGCGTATGCCTGACCGACTACGACCGCATGCCGGACGACGTTGATGGCGACGGCGAGCCGTTCGACCTCGCGTCGAAGCGGACCACGACGTTCGGTTCGTTCGCGATGACGCTGGCCGAGTCCAGCCCGTCCCGTGAGATCGAAGAAGACGGCCGAAAGTGGCTGGCTTCATCGCCGCACGAAGCGCCCCCATGCAAGGGGATTCTCGGCCTGTACAACCGGGGCGACCGTCGCCGTCGATACTGGAAGTGCCCGCACTGCGGCGACTGGTTCGAACCGACTTTCAAGCTGTTGAAGTGGGATGACTGCGGCGACGCTGTATCGTGCGCCGATACCGTGCGCATGGAAGCGCCGTGCTGCGGCGGCCGGATCGAAGCGGATCAGCGCAACGATCTCGACCTGTGGGGCGTCTGGCTGAAGGACGGCGAGTCGATGACGGCGGATGACAAGCGGGTCGGCACGCCGCGACGCTCGCGCATTGCGTCTTTCTGGATGAATGGCGTCGTGGCGGCGTTCATCTCGTGGCGCAAACTCGTCGCCAACTACATCACGGCCGAAGAAGACTACGAGCGTACCGGGTCGCAGGAATCGTTGAAGAAGTTCTACAACACCGACCTCGGGGAACCGTATTTCCATCGCGGCAACGAAACGGTCCTGCTCCCGGAGACGCTGAAGGCGCGCGCCGAAGTCCTGCGCGAGAAACATGTTCCGAAGGCTGTCCGCTTCCTGATCGGTATCTGCGACGTGCAGAAGAACATGTGGGTCTGCAACGTGTTCGGCATTGCGCCGGGCAATCCGTACGACATCTATGTCGTGGACCGCTTCAACGTCATCAAGTCGCAGCGCGTCGATCACGACGGAGACCGAGAGTGGGTGAAGCCGCATGCGTATCTCGAAGACTGGCAGGAAGTGCGTACGCAGGTCATGGAGAAAATGTATCCGCTTGACGATGACAGCGGCCGGGTGATGCAGCTCAAAATGACCTTCTGCGATTCCGGCGGCCGGGAAGGTGTCACGGGGATGGCGTACAACTTCTACCGGCAGCTTCGCGAAGAAGGTCTGCACGGCCGTTTCCATCTCATCAAGGGCGAGCCTAAGCCGGGGCATCCGCGCACGCGAGTCGGCTACCCGGACGCTAACCACAAGGACAAATGGTCTGCTGCGCGCGGAGACGTACCGGTTCTGTTCCTGAACTCGAACCTATTGAAAGACACTGCGCTCGGCCGGCTTGAAGTGGTGACGCCCGGTAGCGGCATGGTTCACTTCCCCGAATGGCTGCCTGACAGCTACTACGTCCAGCTCGTCTCCGAGCGGCGTACGGACAAGGGATGGGTCGCCACGTCGGTCAAGCGTAATGAGTCGTGGGACTTGCTCTACTACTGCCTCGGGGCGAACGCATCGGTGCTCCTGCTGACCGAGAAGTTCGACTGGTCGTCGCCCCCGAGCTGGGCCGAAGAGTGGGACAAGAACACCCTCGTTGCGGATGCCAGCGAACAGAGATTTGCGGAAAAGTCAAGCGAAGAGTATGATCTCGCGAAAATCGCCGCCGCGCTGGCGTGACCCACTACCGGAGAAACCGAATGCCCTGTCTCGATGATGCAACCTGCCGGCAGTACCTCGCGGCGGCGCCGCGACGCGTACCACAAGCTGCTGACCGGCCGCTCGGCCCGCGTGATCGTGGACCAGAATGGCGAACGCGTAGAATTCACGGCGGCGAATCAGCAGGCCCTCGTGACCTACATCCGCCAGCTCGAAGCGCAATGCGGTGACTGCGGCCCGTGCGGCGGCGGTCGTTCCAATGGCCCCCTTCAGTTCACCTTCTGACCATGACCAAAGTTACCGTACGCAAACTGTCCGAAGTTACTTCCGGTCGCCCGGAACAGTCGGCTTCGCTTGGCGGCGGCGGACTTGAAGGCGCGTCGCGGCTCTCGCGAGAGACCGTGTCGTGGAACCCCAGCCTTCGCTCGCCGGATGCCCTCATCAACCCGCTGAAGCGGATCGCCGACGCGCGCGGCCGGGACATGGCCGACAACGACGGCTTCACGAACGGCGCGGTCGGCTATCAGCGCGACAGCATCGTGGGCGCGCAGTACCGGCTCAACTCGATGCCCGACATCAACGTCATCCCCGGCGCGACCGAGGAATGGGCCGAGGAATACCAGACCATCGTTGAAGCGAAGTTCGAGCTGTACGCGGAATCCCTCGCCTGCTACATCGACAATGCTGCGATCTCGACCTTCACCGGTCTGATCCGCCTTGGCGTGGTCGGCTACGTGAAAACCGGCGAAGTGCTGGCGACTGCCGAGTGGGACCGCGCGGCGAACCGGCCGTACGCGACCTGCTTCCAGATGGTATCGACCGACCGCCTGTCGAACCCGTACCAGCAACTCGACACGCCCACGCTTCGACGCGGCGTGCAGTACGACAAGCGCGGCCGGCCGCAGGGCTACTGGATTCAGGTCGCGCACCCCGGCGACCTGTACCAGATGGCCCCGGACATGTACAAATGGAAGTTCGTACAGCAATCGAAGCCGTGGGGCCGTCGTCAGGTCATCCACATCCTCGAACCGCGCGAACCGGATCAGTCGCGCGGCATTGCCGATATCGTGTCCGGCCTGAAGGACATGCGCATGGCGAAGCGTTTCAAGGAAATGTCGCTTCAAAACGCCGTCATCAACGCGTCGTACGCGGCCGCTATCGAGTCCGAGCTGCCGCCCGAGTTCATCCATTCGCAGATGTCCGGCGGTTCGCCGAATGCCGACATGGTTGGCATCTTCGGGAAGTACATGGACGCGCTGAAGGCGTACGTCGGCGGTGCGAACAACATCCAGATCGACGGCGCGAAGATTCCGCATCTGTTTCCCGGCACGAAGCTGAACCTGAAGCCGATGGGTACGCCGGGCGGCGTCGGTAGCGAATTCGAGGCGTCGCTCAACCGGCATCTGGCGTCGGCGTTCGGGATGAGCTACGAAGAGTTCACGCGGGACTTTAGCAAGGCGAACTATTCGAGCATCCAAGCCGGCATCGCGATGACGCGGCGCTTCCTCGAAGGGCGCAAGAAGATGTGCGCCGATCGCCTCGCGACCGAGTTCTTCACGCTGTGGCTGGAAGAGGCTATCGCGGCTGGTGAAGTCCCGATGCCGCCGGGCCAGACGCGGGACCTGTTCTATCAGCCGCTGATGAAGGAAGCGCTGTCGAAATGCGAGTGGATCGGCGCGTCGCAAGGCCAGATCGATCAACTGAAGGAAACGCAGGCAGCCGTGATGCGGATCGATGCCGGCCTCTCGACCTATGAGCGCGAAATCGCGCGCCTCGGCGGAGACTTCCGAAAGAGCTTCGCGCAGCGCGCTCGCGAGGACGCCCTGCTGAAGAAGTACGGTCTCACTTTCAATCTGAGCGCGAAGCGCTCGCTCGGCGACGGACGCGACGCAGCAACCGGCATTGCCGAAGACCCGGCTGCTGCGCAAACCAGTCAACAAGGAGAATGAAGATGGCACGACGCGACGCACACATCGCAATCACCCGGTTCAACCTGCGCGGGCAGATGGTCGCCGCGCATTACGCCGGCCTCGTACAGGACATGAAGCAGCTCGCGGCGGCCGATAACGCGCTCGAACACGACGACTTCATGAAGGTCCAGCGCACGCAACTCGCACAGGCGTATGGCTTTCAGAGCGCGGCCGACAACAAACCGTTTGCTTTTTCCAACGGGCTTGCTATCATCCCGCTCCAAGGAACAATGATTAACCGGTTCAACTACAGCTTCGGCTATGTCACGGGATACAACTTCGTACGGGCGCAACTCAACGCCGCTCTCGCGGATGATGATGTCGAAGGCATCATCCTCGATGTCAATTCCTACGGCGGTGAAGCAGCGGGTTGCTTCGAGTTGGCCGACGACATCTACGCAGCGCGGGACGAAAAGCCCATCATGGCCGTCATCGACTCGAACTGCTACTCGGCCGCCTACGCCATCGCTTCCGCCGCAACGAAGGTGGTCTCGACGCCCTCGGGAGGGGCGGGCAGCATCGGGGTAGTCGCGATGCACGTCGATATGTCCGAGATGCTCGATGACATGGGCATCAAAATCACTTTCATCCATGCCGGCGACCACAAGGTCGACGGCAATCCCTACGAGGCGTTGAGCAAAGAAGTGAAGGCCAGCATTCAGGCCGACGTGAACGCCTCGTACGACGAATTCGTCTCACTGGTTGCACGCAACCGTGGGATGGACAGCCAGAAAGTTCGCGATACGCAGGCTCAGACGTACCGGGCAGACGATGCGCTGAACCTCGGGCTGATTGACGCGGTGGCAAAACCGGTAGATGCTGTCGCTGCGTTTTTCAACGAGCTTTCCGGCTCGACATCCGAAACCGAAGTCCACATGGAGAGTACGAAGATGGAACTGACCGAAGAACAACTGGCCGCCGAACGCCGTGCTGCTATCAAGGCCGACCGCGAGCGCCAAGCAGGCATCCTGAACTGCGAAGAAGCGAAGGGTAAGCCGAAACTGGCAAACCACATCGCACTGAACACCGAGATGTCCGTTGACGACGCGAAGGTGATGCTCGCTGCCGCCGCACCGGAAGTTACTTCCGATCCGGCCGATACGAGCAAGAACGCCACGGCGTTCCACAAGGCGATGGACTCCAGCAGCAACCCGGAAGTCGGCGCGGACCCGGCCGGCGGCAAGGGCAACGAAGCTGAAGGCAAGAAGGGCGGCAACGTGCTGCTCGCGTCGCTCGCCAAGGCGACGGGCCGCAAGGACCTGATCCAGCAGAAGAAGTAATCGGTATTCCGGCCGGAATACAGCAACAATCCTCCAACCTAGCTAGGAGAAGAAAATGATCGATCGTGATCTCGCCGGCAACGGCACCGAAGGGTCGTACATCCCGGAACAGCTCTATGCGGGCGAAGCCGATATCGTGACGACGCGGGCGAACGTGGCTGCTGCCACGGTCCTCGAAAAGTACCGTGTCGTCGCGCTCGTCGGCGGCCTGCTCGTGCCGTGGAACCCGGCCGCCTCGGACGGCTCGCAGAAGGCGTACGGCATTTCGGCGCAGCCGAAGGCGGCCGGCGCGGCTACGGTATCGCACCCGGTCTTCGTCGGCGGTGTTTTCAACCATGCCGTACTGGTGTGGGACGCCGCCGCCGATACGTTCGAAGAACGCCAAGCAGCCTTCGCGGGCACGCCGGTGTTCATCGATCGTTTGGTCGATACCGCACGCTCGTCGCTGTAACGAGCGCCAGCAAGAAAACCCTGTACAACTCGGAGAACAAAGATGGAAATTTTCGATACCCTCACCCTTGCTGGCGTGATTCAGTCCGGCCCGGCGCTGTCGATGTACTGGCAGGGCTTCTACCCGAACGAGATCACGTTCGACACGGACGAGATTCTGTTCGACCTCGTCTTCAAGGACAAGAAGCTCGCCCCGTTCGTCGCGCCGAACGTGCAAGGCCGCGTGATCGCTGCTCGTGGATACACGACGAAGACGTTCCGTCCGGCCTATGTGAAGCCGAAGGACGTTATCAACCCGAACCGTACGCTCAAGCGTCGTGCCGGCGAGCAGCCGATCATCGGCGGCATGTCGTTGCAGGAGCGCTTCCAAGCGGTCGTCGCGGATTCGCAGCTCGAACAGCGCCAGCGCATCGAGAACCGGATCGAATGGATGTGCGCAATGGCGACGATCTACGGCTACGTGGACGTGGTGGGCGAAGCGTTCCCGATGCAACGCGTGGACTTCGGCCGCGATCCGGCGCTCACCGTGCAACTGACGGGCGGCGCAGCGTGGGATCAGGCCACGTCCGATCCGCTGGGGAACATCCAAACGATGCGCACGACGGCGTGGAAGAAGTCGAACAGCACGATCACGCGACTGACGATGGGCCTCGACGCCTGGTCGCTGTTCTCGCAGAAACCCGCCGTGGTCGAGCTGCTGAACCTGTTCTACAAGGGCAGCACGTCCGACTTCAACCGCTCGCGACTGGACGACGGTTCGCCGGTTCAGTATCAAGGCACCATCGGCGGCTATAACGGCATGGGTACGCTGGAACTCTACACGTACCACGACACCTATACCGGCGACGACAACACCGAGCAGGAAATCCTCGGCTCGTACGACGTGGTCGGGACGGGTCCGGGTCTCCAAGGCACGCAGTGCTTCGGCGCGATCATGGACTTCAAGAACGGTCTCGTGCCGACCCGGATGTTCCCGAAGATGTGGGAAGAAGAAGACCCGTCCGTGGCGATGCTCATGACGCAGAGCGCGCCGCTGATGGTCCCGGCCCAGCCGAACGCTTCCTTCCGCATGACGGTCAAGTAAGCACAACGCGACCCGCGTAGCGTAGGTCATCGGCCGGCCCTTCGGGGCTGGCTTCTCATCTGAATCAACAGGAGCAATATCATGCCGAAGCGCGTTCCGAAGCACACCGTCATCACCACCCGCGACGGGAAGATCGTTCACGCCGCACCGGGCAAGCCGTTCGATTTCACCGACGACGAGATCGAGCATCTGCACGAGCGCCACGGGAAGGAATTCCTGCAACGCCACGTTGTCGAGGTCGAAGACGCCCCGGCCGGCGACGAAGGCGAAGACGGCGACAAGGCCGGGGCGTCGAAGCCGGCGAAGCCCCGCGCGAAAGCGTCGGCCTCGGGCCTGTAAGCCATGGTCGGCGACTTCGCCGCCCTTAAAGCGCTGGTCCGTCAGACTGTCCATGACACTCTGGCGGTATCAGCGCTTTATGCTGACCCCGTCACGGGTGCGCAGACGCCGCTGACCGCTCGCTTCCACACGAAGATGGCGCTCGTCGGTGATCTCGACCGCGAAGGGTACGCACGCATGGTCGAGGGCATCAACTATCTGGTCTTCAACAAACCGGAAGTAACTTCACTCGGCATCACATTGCAGCGCGACGGCTCGGTGACGTTTCCGGATTACGGTTTCACGTTCCGCCTCGATGTCGAGGACGACACGGACAATTTCGTAGACATCAAGTGGTCGGTTGAGCGCGTCCGGCCCTGACGAGGACCAGAATGAGCATCGAAATCGTCGCTGAAGGACTCGGGGAGTTTCGGGACTACGTGGACCGCCTTCCCGACATTTCGCAACAAGCCGCGATGATCGCGATCAATCAGACCGCGCAGCGTACGGCCCTCCCGCTCGCCCGCACCGAGATCGGCGAGCAAGTCAATTTCCCTGACAACTACCTGAAAGATGATAGCCGGCTTGGCGTTACCAAGAAGGCGACGCGCAACGACCTCGAAGCTGTGATCGGCGCGCGCCAGCGTCCTACGTCGCTCGCCCGGTTCGCCGAACCGGGACAGACGACTAAATCGACGCGCAAGGGCGGCGTCTCGGTCGTGGTCAAGCCCGGACGCACCAAGCAGTTCAAGCGCGGCTTTCTGGTGCGTCTGCGAGCCGGCAAGACCCTGACCGAGGACAAGTACAACCTCGGGCTTGCTGTACGTCTCAGCCCCGGCGAAACGCTGCACGCGACGGATGGCGCGACGAAGCTGTCGAACAACGTCTACCTGCTATACGGGCCGTCCGTCGATCAGGTCTTCCGGACTGTCGCGGACGACATCACAACTGAAGTGCTTGACGCACTGGCCGATGAATTCCTGCGCCAGTTCACGCGTCTTTCGGAGTAAAGCATGCAGCGCGATCCTAAAAAACTGGTGATCCTGAAAAAGCTCACCGCCCATCTGGAAGGCGTCACGCCGACGAACGGTTTTCAGTTCGACCTTTCGTCGGGCATCTATCGAAACCGAGTGCAGTTCGGCGCGGAGACGCCTGCCCCTGCCGTGTCGATCCTCGAAGCGCAACGACCCGATCACGGCCTCGATGCCGACGAGAACGGGCAGGCGCAATCGGAAGACTGGCTGCTTCTGGTGCAGGGCTGGGTCAACCATGCTGAAGGGGACAAGAACCCGACCGATGAAGCGTATCGCCTTATGGCGGACGTGCAGGTGCGCCTCGGCGAACTGATCGCCATTGACAGCTCGTCGGGGAACCCTCAATATCCGTCCGTCTACATGCTCGAAAACCTCATTGCTGGCATGCGCGCAGGCCCCGGCGTGTGTCGTGCGCCCGCAGAAGGTGCTTCGGGACGTTCGTACTTCTACCTGCCGTTGAACCTGAAGATCGCGAACAACACCACGGACCCGTACGACCTTTTGCCGTATCGGCCGTAACTTTTCATCCACCACAGGAGATTCACCATGCCGCAAGATCAAATCCTTGGCCGGGGTAAGTGCTATTTCGATAAGTTCGCTCCGGGCACGTTCAACACGACCGGCGAACTGTACTTCGGCAACTCGCCGTCGCTCGAACTGGCCGTCGCCAGCACGATGCTCGACCACTTCGACTCCGACGAGGGGATGAAGGTGAAGGACATCACCATCACGTTGCAACAGGACGTGACGACGACGCTTCAGGTCGACAACATCTCGACGGACAACCTCGCGCTCTGGTTCACCGGCAGCAAGGCGAAGGTCACGCAAGCCGCCAGCGCGTCGCCGGTTGCACCGGAAACCATCATCGTCACGCCGGGCGCATGGTATCAACTCGGCGTCTCGCCGACGAATATCGCGGGCGTCGGCGCTGTCACCGATTTCGACGCGAAGACGACGGACGCCACGCCGGCCGAAATCCCGCTCACGAACTTCAACATCGACCTGAAGAACGGCCGCTTCCAAGTCAAGCCGGATGCAGCCGACATCACCGACACGAAGCCCATCTCGGTGACGTACAAGCTGGCGGCGGATACCTACGATCAGGTCGTGTCGGCCGGCGATCAGATCATGGGTGCGTTCCGCTTCATCTCGCACAACGCGTACGGCCCGTCGCGCAACTACTTCATGCCGTACACGAAGATCACCGCTGACGGCAACTTCCAGTTGAAGGGCGACGCATGGCAGCAGCTCCAGTTCAAGCTCGAAGTCCTGAAGAAGGACTCGGCGACGGAGCGCGTGTACCTCGACGGCCGGCCGATGTAAGGAGAACCGGGAAATGGGATTCCGTGACTACAAAGCACGGCGCACCACGATCCCGGTCGGCGAAGAGACCCTGCGCGTGCGGGGTCTCTCGTTGACCGATGTGGCGCAGCTCGTGGACAAACATCTGAAAGATATCGATACGCTTATGGAAGCGTATTCCGCCCACACGACCGACGTATTCATGAACCAGTCGGGAGACATTCTCATCCAGATGCTGACGCGTGACGCCCCCGAACTGGTCGGGAAGATGATCGCGCTCGCGTGCGACGAGGCAGACCGGAAAGCCGACGACTACGAGGAACAGCTCGAAGCACTGGCCGATGTGTTTGCAACGGAGCTGTCTTTCTCGGTGCAGATCGAAGCATTGACGGCTATCGGGAAGCACACGTTCGAGGACGCAGGCGGCCCAAAAGAGTTCTTCAATCGGCTGGGGGCGCTCCGGGGGATCACGAAAGGCTTGATCCCGAAGAGAACCGGTTGACGGATGGCGAACCGTCGCGGTTCGAGAAGTGGTATCTCGGACTGCGGCGCGACGCCAGCCTCTTGATGGCCGAAGGACACCCGGACGCGTGGGACTACCCCCTCGCCGTACTATGGAATGAGAGTAGAATCTCGCGTCAACGGATCAACGGCCTGATTGCTACCGAAGCGCTTCTAACTTACGCGGCAATCTTCGCCGTCTGGTCCGGGGACGTGAAAGCCCTGAACGAGAAAGTTAGGAGCCTCCGAGATGGCAACGAATAACCAGAAGGAAGTCGACCTCATCATCCGCGCCAAGGACATGTCGGCGCAGGCGATGAAGGACGCGAAGAAGGCGATTGACGAAGTTACTTCGTCTCTCGCCGACCAAGTCAAACAGGCGAAGGCCGCAACCGCAGGGACGGACAGTCTCGGCAAAGCGGCCGCCTCCCTCTCCGATCAGCAGAAGAATCTCTCCAAGGCTGCTGACGCCGTACAAAAAGCCATGTCAGGCGCTGCTGATGCGCTCGATCAGGCGAAGACGCGAGCCGGTGCGGCGTCGCAGGCGTTCAATACCGCAAACGAAAACCTCGATCGCCATAAGCGGTCCGTCGAGGGCGCGGCCATCGCGTACCAGATGTTCGCGCGTGATGCGCTCAACGCCGGGCCGCCGACTCGATCGACCGCCCGTGAACTCGACAAGCTTGCTGCTGCGGCGGCCGGCGGCGGCCGGGACTTCGAACGACTCACCCAGCGCGTCGCGAAGGCGGGTCAGGATGTGCAGGCGGCCAATGCCCGCACGGCCAGCCTGACGAAGTCCATGGCCGAACTCAGTGGCCTTGAAGCGCAAGTCGCCGAGCAGGCAGAGCAGGTCGCCAAGGCGATGAATCAACAGGCGCAGGCAACGCAGGCTGCGGCTGCCGCAGCAGACCGCCTGAATGCCCGTCAGGACCGCGCGCGGGCCGCCGGGGCTGCCATCGTAGCGGCCGGGCGCGAGCAGGCCGCCAGAGAGGCTGCTGCGCAGGCTGCGGTGAACGATGCGAACGCCAAGGCTTTTGATGCTCGCCTCGCTCGTATTCGGGCTGCCGCTCAGGCCGAAGCTGCCGCCGCGTCGAAAGATCTCACAGCGCAGTCTCAGCAGGCGAACGGCATTCGAGCAACGACCGCTGCGATGCAAGGACACAATGCGGAAGCGGCGAAGACCGTTTCGCTGCTCGACCGCATCACGACGGGGAACCGCGAATCGCTGTCGTGGTATCAGCGCGTGCGCGGCGAGCTGATCGCGCTCGCCACGGCGTACGTCGGCGTGCAGGGCGCGATTAACCTTGCGGCGGGCGCACTCGATGCAATGCGGAAGTTCAACTCGAACGAATCCGTACTCGCCGTGGCCGCTGGAACGAACGACCCGAAAGTCGTTGCGCAGGAATACCAATACGTGCAGGCGCAAGCCGAACGCCTCGGCATCCGGATTGATGATCTCGCCGCGTCGTACGGCAAGTTCGCCGTGTCGGCCAAGGCAGCCGGCGCAACGACGAACCAGACGCGGTTTATCTTCGAGAAAGTGGCCGAGACCGCCCGTGTACTGCACATGAGCGCGGATGACATGCAGGGCACGTTCCTCGCGATCGAACAGATGATGTCGAAAGGGCAGGTGCAGGCGGAAGAACTGCGCGGCCAGCTCGGCGATCGGCTGCCCGCCGCATTCGCGCTTTTCGCGAAGGGCATGAACATCAGTCTGCCGGAATTGAACAAGCGGCTCAAAGAGGGCAGCGTTTCGGTGAAGGAGCTTCTCGGCTTCGCGCAACAGCTCGGCGATGAGTACGGAAAGCAGCTCCCAATGGCCGTCAATAATATGCAGGCCGCCGAGGCTCGCATGTACAACGCGTTCTACGAGTTCCGGAAGGCGATCGCCGATATGGGCTTCGCGGACGCGTGGACCAAGTTCGCCGTCGACATGACGAAGTTACTTCGTAGTGACGACGGCAAGCAGTTCGCGAGAAACTTTTCCGACGCGTTCACGGTCGTCCTGAACATCCTCGAAGCAGTCATCAAGAATATCAACGCCGTGGGCGACGTGATCGGCCTCGTGCTCGGCGTGAAGGTGATGGCGTCGATCGGGGCTTTCACGATCCAGCTCACACAAGCGGCCTTCGCTATGGCGGCGGTCGGTGCGTCCGGGGCGGCCGCTGCACCGGGCGTCGATGCAGCCGGCGCGTCGATGGCGACCGCCTCCGTGGCCGCCGATCGGTTGAACGCCGCGCTTGCGGCAATCAACAAAATCTTCCTCGTCCTGACCGCTGCGTTCACGGGATGGCAGATCGGGAAGATTCTCGGCGAGAAGTTCGAGACTGCGAGACTGGTCGGCACTGCGGCGGCCGAATCGATCTACGAGGCATGGATCAACGTCAAGTACGGCATTCTCGTGCTTGCTGCGCAGATGAGCGATTCTGTCGTGGACTTCTTCGACAAGGCGTTGAAGAAAATCCAGACGCTGAAGAACGGCTTCCTCGGCGGCCTGCGCAGCACGGCGGAATTCCTCGGCCTCGATAACGTCGCAGAACAGCTCGGCAGGGCATCACGGACGGCGCTAAGACCGGGATGGAGCAGGCCAAAACACTCGCGCAGCGCAACCTCGCTTCGATTCGCGCGGAGCGCGATAAAGCACTGGCCGACAACAAGGCGGCGTTCGACGTGCTGTATCAGAATGACCTCCGTCGACAGGGCGCGCGCCTTGCAACGACGCCGCCCCGATCGACACCGCTGACCGATACGTCCGGCGGCTTGTACGACATCGCGGACCCGAACAAGAAGGACAAGAACGCCGACAAGCGGTACAACATGGAAGTGTCTCTGTCGGAGAAACTGAATTCGCTCTGGAAGCAAGTCGAGTCGCAGTACAAGGACAACCTTGACCTGCGTTTGAAGGCTGTCGAGCGCACGTTCAAGGACATTTACGACACGATCGCGAAGTACCAGAAGATCGGCGGCACGACGGTCGACGGCCAGCCTATCGCCGCGATCAAGGCGCAGATCGAGGAAATCAAGAAACAAGCTATCCAGCAAGAAACGCTTAAGTTCAACACTGAGCAACTGAAGAAGAAAGAGGAACAAGTCAACGACGTGCTGAAAGAGCGAGCGGATTTTCAGAAAGACGTGCTCGAACAAGTCAAAGCCGGCACGCTGTCGGCAGTGGATGGGTTCAAACAGATCGCCACGCAGACCGAACGATCGCAACCGAAACTTGCGCAGATGGCGAAAGATGCAGCGGCGTTTGCAAACAGCGTGCGAGGCACGGGCATCCCGGACGCGAAGATCGACGCCTTCGTGCAGAAGATGACGCGCGTCGGCAACGATTCAGCCACTGGCCCGGCATCTGCGGCGGCGAAGGGCGGTCTCGACGTATTCAACCAACAGATGACCGAGACGAACAACCTGCTCAATGAGCGGAACTCGGCCGTCACGATGTACAACAACCTCGTGCAGCTCGGCGCGATTACGCAGGAAGAGGCGAACCAGAAAATCAAGGCCGCGTACACGGAGAGCGGCCCGCAGATTCAGCGCATGGTCGCTGAGATGCAGAAGCTGCTCGATACGATGGCCGAAGCCCGGCGACATCTCCGGTTCCAAGCTCGATGCGCTCAATGCGAAGCTGAAGGAAATCAGCACGCAGACGCAGTACGTGCGACAAGGACATGGCGAAGATTCGCGATACGTTCACGTCCGGTTTCGCGCAGGGGATCGACAGCACGATGACGAACGTCGTTGACCAGCTTCTCGCTGCCGCCGATGGCACGCAGAAATGGTCGGACGCATTCAAGAACGTCGGGCAATCGGTCGCACAGTTCGCTGCGCAGTTCCTGCGCCAGATGGCGAGCGTCATCATGCAGATCATGGCGACGCGCGCGGCGATGGCGCTGCTCGGTCTGTTCGGCGGCGCTGCGTCGGCTGCCCCGGCTGCCGTAGGAACCGGCCTCGGGACGTGGGGCCTTGGCGCTTCCGTGCCTGCTGCCATTGCGCACTCCGGTGCAGTCGTCGGTCAGCCGGGCGGCATGTCGCGCAGTGCGTCGGCGAGCTGGTTTGCGAACGCGCCGCGCTACCACAGCGGCACGGTAGTCGGCCTGAAGGCTGATGAACAGGCGGCGATCCTTCAGAAGGGCGAGGAAGTACTCGCGAAGGACAATCCGCGCAACATCCTGAACCAGACCGCGAAGAATGCAGCGCAGGCCGCCAAGCAGCCGATGACGATCCGGAACATGCTGATCTCCGATCCGAACTTCGTGCCCGATGCGATGGCGTCGGCGGCAGGCGATACCGTCATCACAACCTACCTGCGGCAGAACGCCGTAACCGCACGCCAAGCATTGGGGATCAAGTAATGCCGAACATCAATCTTCCCGTCTGGTCTTCCGCGACCGAATGGTCCGGCGGCGTACTCGAAGCGCTCGAATGGGCGACGAGCGTGCAGCAATCGAATATGGCGGCCGAGCAGCGGCGTTCGCTCCGGATATCGCCGCGCCGGTTCTTCGAAACGTCCGTGCTCGTGATCGATGCCGAGCGCACGCGCCTGAACGCCGCGCTGACGGCCGGCGGCGGAACGAGCTGGAATGTCCCTCTTCCGTGGGATTTGAACCCGCTGACGGCCTCTGCGCAGGTCGGAGATACCGTCGTGTACGTCGAGGATACGACCACGTCCGAACTGAAGAAGGGCGGCCTCGTCTTTTTCCGTGGTCGGACTTCATTCGACTACGAGGTTCGGCTGATAGCCGATATGACCGCTACGACTATCACGCTCGATCAGGGCCTCGTGCAGGCATGGCCGAAAGGCACGAAGTTACTTCCGATTCAGGAAGCCATGCTGACCGACCAGCCGCAGATGACCCGAAAGGCGGATCGCGCTGCCGTCTACGCGATCAACTGGCAGGTCACGGAAACGAACGATTACCCGGAAGCCGCATGGACTGACATCTATCGCGGCTATCCGGTGTTTCGTCTTCGCCCGGACGACACGAGCGACCTGACGGTTCAGTATTCCCGGCTACTGGACGTGCTCGATTCCGGATACGGCATTCCGAAGCGCGGAGATACCGCAGGTATCCAGCTCTACGCGCAGCAGTTTGCTTTCTTCGCGCACGGCCGCCAGCAAAATGCCGACCTGCGCGGATTGCTGTACGCACTGCGCGGGCGCGTCACGCCTTTTTGGCTGCCGTCCCATGCGGCCGATATGCAGCTCGCGAAACCGATCCAGTCAGGTGATACGACGATCACCATCAAGCGCAGCGGCTTGGCTGACTTCTTCTCGACCCTTCCTGACGGGCAGCAGGACATCATTCTCGACCCGCGTCGGTCGACAGTGCCGGCAATGTATCGTCGCGTATTGGGGGTAACGCTCGACCAGACTACGGGCAACGAGATCGTTACCGTGGACGCGGCGTTCACGCAAGCCGTATTCGCCTCGGACCTGAAGCGCGTCTCGTTCATGACGCTCGCGCGGCTTAATCAAGACCGCGTAGAGATCAACCACATGACCGACACGAAGGGCGTCAGCTCGGCAGTTGTCACGTTCCAGAGCACGCCTGAAAATCGAGTAGCGACGAATTACGACATCACGCGCTATACGCAGACGACGCAAACGCCCGACCCGTGTATTTGCGGCAGCGAATGCGGCGCATGGGGCGACGTTCGAACGAACGGCCGCCCGCCGGTCGATCCGCTTGCGGGGGAGTATCCAAAAACTGAGTCAGCGAACCTCAACGCAACGTACGACATCATGGTCGCCAGCGGCTACACCCCGGACCAAGCCGAGGCGACGCGGCAGAGCACGCTTGCGGCGATGAACGATTCGAACAATTACACGCGGGACTATATGCTCCTGACGATTCAAGGAACCCCATGGATCACCACGGATCGGTACGCGTACTACGCTTCGCTTGATGACGCAACGTTGCACGCGGCGTTTCGCGTTTTTCTGGCGTACAACATCTATTCTCTTCTGTATTCCCTCCTGACGGGCGGCCTCGCGTACGCGGCGGCGAAGTCGCTCACCACTGACATAACTGAATGCGCGCAGGACGATAGCGCGTCAGAAACACTGCTCGCAACCGCCTGCGCTGCAATTCTAGAATCGATCACGAGCGCGTCGAGCGTTCAAGCGCAGACGACCAGCTCAACCGGTTCGATTCACTGGTGGGTGGATTGCAACCCGCCCATGGTCGCAGGTATGCGCGGCGCGACTGCGAGTATCGTGAATGCAGCAGCCATCGAAGCTGACCCGAATGGAAGCTGGATGCAGAGCATCGTTCCCGCATTCGACAACTCAATCGCAAGCGGCCTGATGCAAGCTGCTATCAACTCTATCGACGTGTTGCTTGGTGGAAAAGCGGGCTCTTATATCCAAGCAGGTTGCGGCGCAGTCCCGCTTCAAATTTCCGAGCTGAAGACGCAAGCAAACGACGTGCTGAATCCGACTGCCGTCGAAGGCGGACATTACCCGGCAGGCGACGTAATGGGGGCGAACGTTTGGGGCAACCTTTTTACCGCCGCGTTTCTCGATACCGTTCAATGGCCGGCTAAGGTGAAGATGCGACAACGTGATGTGAACGGGACGATTGTTCAGGAGCTGGTCTTCGCCTGCTATAACATTGCGATCCCGAACACCGGCATTTATCTGAATATCCTGCGCGCGTATCCCTATATGACGTATCGATGGAACCCAAATCCGGGGACCGGAGTTCCATCGTATTATCCGAATCCAAAGCAGACAGAATGGTTCGTGTTCAAAAACACCGGAAACTTCGTCTTCGATTTTCTCGCGGCAGACCCTAACGCGGACATCTCTGTTCCCACGCACGTAGTCAACCAAGAGCCATATAACGGGGGAGGGGTTTTCGAATGAGCTTCGATAACATCGACATGAGCAACTTCAACGGGCGACCGCTCCTGCTCGTTGAGTTCCTGTACGGCAGCAAGTTCTACTACTACACGAACGCTGATCGCGATATCCCGTGGAACAACAGTACGTACGTTGCGACGAACATCGCGCACGGCGGCTACTCGCAAAGCGGCGACGCGTCGGCCGATTCGATCACGCTCGACTGCGCGGCTTCACTGGACATCGTGAAGCAGTGGCGCGGAACGCCGCCAACCGATTCGATCTACCTGACGATCCGGGAACACCACTACAACGACCCGGACAACGAAGCGGACGTGGCGTGGATGGGCACGGTGTCCGATGTGCGTCGCACGTCTCTGATGAACGCGCAGATCGTCGGGCAGCAGATGTCGATGACGTTCAAGCGCGGCGGTCTGCGCCTCGCATACACGAAAGGCTGCCCGTACTTCGTGTACGACGTGAACTGCAAACTCAATCCGGACAACTTCGCCACGAACGGCGTTATCACTGCCGTGGGCGGCGATTGGTTCGAGTGCGCCGAGGCGGGTTCGAAGGCCGCACCGTGGTTCAGTGGCGGCTTCATGAAGTTCGAGCGCGAGCCGGGATCGTGGGATCAGTACGGCATCGAAACGCACGTCGGCAATCGCATCACGCTCATGGGCGCTGCGGATCGACTGGCGATCGGAATGAATGTCGTGATGTATCCGGGTTGTGCTCGCGTATCATCCGTCTGTAAGAACAAGTTCGGGAACGACCTTAACTACGGCGGGTATAACGGGATGCCCGGCCGTAGCCCGTTCGACGGAAACCCTGTCTTCTAAGGAGAACAAAAATGCAATTCGTCGTGTGGCTCGTGCTCATGGTCGCGTCGTACTTTCTGTCGGCGGCGCTCGGCCCGAAAGCGCAGCAACCGGACCCCGCGAAGTTCGGGGATTTCAACTTCCCGCAGGCCACGGAGGGCACGCCGCAGGCCGTCGTGTTCGGCGATTGCTGGTGCAGCGATTGGACGGTCGTAGGTCTCGGCAATTTCCGCACGACGCCGATCAAGTCCGGGGGAGGGAAGAAGTGAACGAACCGACGATCTACATCCGGCACATCTTCAAAGCCGGCATGTGCGAGCGCGGCGCTCGGGAGTGGTTCAAGTCGCACGGGCTTTCGTTTCGCGACATGCTGCGCAACGGCCTGAAGATCAGCGACACGCAGCACATCACTTGCGCGCTGCTCGAACGAGTGAAGGAAGAAGTCTACAAGGAGAACGGCAATGGGCGGCGGGGGTAAAAGCGGAGATACCGTCATCGGGTATCGCTACTACTTCGGGATTCATGCGGCGCTTTGCCGTGGCCCCGTCGATGAACTGGTCGCGATCACCGTGGGCGATCTTACTGCGTGGGCGGGCAGCGTCTCGACTAGCGGTCAGATTTACATCAACTCGCCCGAGCTGTTCGGCGGGGACAAGAAGGAGGGCGGCATTCAAGGCAACGCGGACATCATGATGGGTGAGGCGACCCAGCAAGTGAATCCGCGACTGGCCGCGATGCTCGGCGGAATCGTGCCGGCGTTCCGGGGCGTCTTCACGGTGTTTTTCGACGGCCTCATCTGCGCGATGAACCCGTATCCGAAGGCGTGGAAGTTCCGCGTGCGTCGATCGATTCAAGGATGGGACGGCCCGGTCTTCTATCCGGAGAAGGCGACGATCCAGATGGCGAACCAGACCATCAAGGCGATGAACCCGGCGCACATCATCTATGAATGCGCGACGAACCGCGAATGGGGCAGGGGGTTTCCGCGTGAGCTGATTGACGAACAGTCCTTCACCGACGCAGCCAACAAGCTCTGCTCGGAGTGTTTCGGCCTCTGCATTCGGTGGAACCGACAGGACGACCTCGATGCGTTCGTGCAGCAGGTTCTCAATCACATCGGCGGGGCCATCTACTTCGACCGCAAGACCGCGAAGCTGACGCTGCGTCTGATCCGCTCGGACTACGACCCGGCGACAATTCCGCATTTCGACTACACGTCCGGCCTGCTGAACATCTCGCAAGACGGCAATTCGAGCGACACGAGCCGCAACGAGCAGATCGTCACGTACCACGATCCAATCACCGACGAGGACAAGCAGGTCCGCGCGCAGAACGTCGGAAACATGCGAGCCGTGGGTGCGATGTATAGCGTCACAACGGCGTACCCGGCAATCCCGACTGCCGACCTCGCGATGCGCGTGGCGATGCGCGACCTGAAGTCGAACGGCACGCCGTTGAAGCGGTTCACGCTCACGCTCGATCGCCGGGCCGCGAAGCTCGCGCCGACCGACGTGTTCTCGATCAGCGTGCCGCAGCTCGGCATCGAGAACATGATCCTGCGCGCCGGCAAGATTCAGGCGGGTCGCTACGAGGAAGGGTCTTTCCAGATCACGGCCGTGCAGGATATCTTCGGTCTGCCGTCCACGACGTACGTTGAAGCGGAGCCGGGTCAGTACGTCCCGCCGAACCGCACACCCGTCGCGCCGGCCGTCTACCGCACGACCGAGGCGACGTATCGTGATCTCGTTCGCCAGTTGTCGCCGGCCGATCTCGCACAGGTCCCGGCCGATAGCGGAACGTTTGTCGCCGTGGCGCGCAAGCCGAATATCTTCTCGCTGTCGTATCAGGTATGGGACGATCCCGGCATCACGAACACGTATCGCAAGGTCAACACGGCGGCCTTCACGCCACTGGTCGTTTTGTCGCAGCCTCTCGGTCAGTTCGATACGACATTGCGCTTCGATGACAACGAGGATACCGACCTCATCGAGCCGGGCATGGCCGCGATTATCGGCGACGAGATCATCGAGGTGGTCAGCTACGACATCGGCACGAAGCTGGTAACGATTCGACGGGGTTGCGTCGACACGCTCCCGGCCGCGCATCTTCGCAACGATATCGTATGGGTCTACGACGATTACTTCGGCGCAGACCCGTCCGAGTTCAGCGAAGGAATGCAAATCGCCGTGCAGTTCCGCACGCAGACCACATCTTCGGTATTGCAGGCGAACGCAGCGCCGACGAGCACAATCGAGATCGTCGCGCGGCAGAACATGCCATATCCGCCGGGCAATCTGAAGCTGAACGGCCAGCGCTACGCGGAAGTCTCGTCCGTCCGTGGGGACCTGATCTTCACATGGGCGCATCGAGACCGCATCGCGCAGCAAGACAAACTGGTCGCCCACGAAGACGTGAGCGTCGGGCCGGAAACCGGCGTGACCTACAACATCCGCATCTACGATTCAGCAAACACGCTGATCGTGCAGCAGACCGGCATTACGGCCGATACGTACACCTTCCCGGAAGCCGCAGTCGGCCATGGTCAGGGTGCTACACTTCGCGCCGAGGTCGAGAGCACGCGCAGCGGCATTACGTGTTACCAGAAGTACGACTTCACCTTCACCCACTGGCTCACGGCAGATAGCGGCTGGGGCTTGAATTGGGGTAATGACTTTGGAGGCCAATGATGGCAGAAGCACAAGGTAAAAATCTCGGCGTCTGGTGGGGCTGGGCGGACGGAGCGTCGGGCTGGGGGACGACCACGAACGGCTCGCTGCAGCTTCTCGATACGATCGTGCAGCTTGGCGTGATCGACAATACGCTGACGGTCCCTCCGTCGTCACCGGCCGAGGGCGATCGCTATATCGTCGGTAAGTCCCCCGCGCCTACCGGAGCGTGGGCCAATCACGGGGACGACGTAGCGGCCTTCCTAGGCGGCGCGTGGGCCTTCTACACTCCGAAGCTCGGGTGGACCGCTTTCAGCGGCTCCACGGGCCGCGTAGAGTGGAATGGCACGGCTTGGCAGGCGGCGCAGGGAGGCATTCCCGACGCACCGAGCGACGGCGTGGGGTACGCACGGAAAGACGGGGGCTGGACTCCTGTTGCGACCGGCTCGGGTATCCCCGAAGCGCCGGCAGACGGCAAGCAGTACGCGCGGAAGAATTCCGGCTGGGCCGAGGTCCAAATCCCGGCGTCGAGCATGGCGACGCTGTCGGACGCCAACATCTCGAACCCACAGGACCAGCAGGTCGTTTCGTGGGACGCCGCATCCGGAAAGTGGATCAACAAGACGATCAGCGGGGGCGGCGGGATTCCGGACGCACCGAACAACGCCAACCAGTACACGCGCGGCCAAGCGACGTGGAACGTGCTCGGCGCGTTCGTCGCGAGCGGCGCATCGCATGCCGGCGGCCTCGTCCCTGATCCGGGCGCGACGGCGGGCGCGACGAAGTACCTCCGTGAAGATGCGCAATGGGCTGTGCCACCCTACCCGTCGACCATGGTCGGATCGGGTGCATCTCATGCGGCTGGCCTCGTCCCCGATCCGGGTGCAACGGCCGGCACTACGAAGTATCTCCGGGAAGATGGAACGTGGGTTGTGCCGCCGGCCGGCGGCAGCACGACGCTTGTCGGCCTGACCGATGTAGCCGTCGCATCGCAGAGCGACAAGCAGGTCATCGCGTGGAACGCCGCGAGCGCCAAGTGGACGAACCAGACGGTTACGGCCGGTATCGCGGACGCGCCGAGCGATGGGACCAAATACATGCGTCAGAATGGCACATGGGCCAGCTTCTTCACGAAGACCAATCCGTACGGGGCTCACAAGTACTGGCGCATCAACTGTTCGGCCGCGCAAACCGGGGGCGTCGGCATGCGTGTTGCCGAGCTGCGGTTCATCGATACGAATGGCGCGCAGATCGCAACAACCGGGGGCACGGCATCCGGTTCGGCTCAAAACACGACGTTTGGTCCGGACAACGCGTTCGACGGTAACACCGCAACCTACTACCGCTCCAACAGCGCTCCGCTTGCCGGTGCTGAGATTTTCCTCGGGTACCAGTGGCCCGCTGCGAAGTCCGTTGCGCGTGTGCAGATTGCGGTGACTGACAATCTGAGCGGCGGCCCGTCGAATTTCACCGTCCAGTATTCAGACGACGGCAGTGCATGGACTACGGCATGGACTGTCACGGGTGCGGGGCCGTACACCGATCAGGTGTTCATCGATTTCGCGTCTCCGGACGTTACCACCACGAGCGACGATCAGCTTCGCTGGCTGGGCGATGTCAAACTCACCTCATTGACTGACGGGCAGGCGATCACATGGTCGGCATCGCAGGGGAAGTTTGTCAATGCGTCTGTTGTCGGTGAAGCGCCCACGGACGGCCAACGGTACACGCGCGGCGGCAGCGGGACGGCTACGTGGCAAACACTCGGTGCGTTTGTGAAGAGCGGGTCAACGCACGCGGCCGGTCTCGTCCCCGATCCGGGCGCAACGGCAGGAACGACGAAGTATCTCCGTGAAGATGCAACATGGGCGACTACACCGCTCCCGCCTGTCATGGGCGCATCCGGTGGTTCGCATGCGGCGGGTCTCGTCCCCGATCCGGGTATCGTCGCTGGCACTACGCGGTTCCTGCGCGAGGATGCAACATGGGCGACTACACCGCTCCCGCCTGTCATGGGCGCATCCGGTGGTTCGCATGCGGCGGGTCTCGTCCCCGATCCGGGTATCGTCGCTGGCACTACGCGGTTCCTGCGCGAGGATGCAACATGGGCGACTACACCGCTCCCGCCTGTCATGGGCGCATCCGGTGGTTCGCATGCGGCGGGTCTCGTCCCCGATCCGGGTATCGTCGCTGGCACTACGCGGTTCCTCCGTGAAGACGGGACATGGGCTACGACTCCGGGTGCTACGGCGCTCGCAAGCGGCCTCTCGGATGTTAGCGTTCCTGTCAGTGCGGTTGTCGGCCCGGCCGATACGACGAGCTACAACAACGGCGCGTACAACTGGAACGGCAACCTGCTGACGGTCACGCAGAACTGCGTAGTCACTTCGTTGACGACGCACCTTCAAACGGCAGGAATGGTCGGCGTCCAGTTGCAAGCAGCCGTCGCCCCGGCATCGAGCGGCACGCTTACCGGCGCACCGACGTTCAGCAGCCCTGTCACGATCGCTACGGCGGGGTCGCTGGACTTCACGTTCAACTTCCCGACGCCGGTCGCTCTCACCGCAGGCACGCAGTACGCGTTCCTCGTCGGCTGTCCGGGTCAGGCGGGCAACTACGCGACGCCTATCGATTCGCCGGGGTCTGGCACGTGGCCGTCGAACTCGTTCTCTACGATGGGAACGCGGGCACGCGTGAACGTCAGTCCTCCGGTCAACGGGTCGGCGTACGACACGCAAGGCGGCTCGACCGTGCCCGTCACGATGCGTATCGGCTTCGCGGTGTCGTCGGCGAGCGGCCAGTACCTCCGCAACAACGGCGCAAACTGGACGAACTCGACCATTCAGCCCGGCGACCTCCCGGCTACTACCGGCCGGAACCGCTTCGTGGACGGCAACGTCGATTCGTGGCAGATCGGCACGTCGTTCAACCTCGCGGCTGCGACCGACCAGTACACGGCGGATATGTGGCGCGCGATCTCCGGAACGGGCGGTGCGACGACGGTATCGCGTATCACTGCGACCCCCGAGTCCGCACCGAAGTGGATCGACTCGTCGCGCCGGTACAAGCTGCGGTTCAACCAGACGACGGCTGCATCGTCGGCGCCGCAGCTTTACCAGAACATCGAAGGCGTCAACACGTTCAGCGGGCGCAGCGTGACGGTCAGCACGACGCTCGTTGCGGCAGCAGCGGCCAATCTGGTGACTGCGATTCAAGTCGTGCAGAACTTCGGCTCGGGCGGTTCGCCTGCGTCTTCCGTGGTCACGTTGAAAAACGTCACGTGGTCGGTCGGCACGACGGAGAGCCGTTTCAGCGTCCGTGTCGATATCCCGTCGATCGCCGGTAAGCAACTCGGGACGAACGGGGACGATAAGCTTCAGGTCGCGTTCGTTCTGGCGACCGGAATCACATTCACGCTCGACTTCAGCCAGTTACAGATCGAGGAAAGCGACCCGGCGTCGAGCAGCGACGTGAACGGTCTCGGCGGCGCACCGTCGCCATTCGAGTATCGCGGCCTAGCGCTCGAAACGGCTCGGGTGAAACGGTATATCGAACGGCTCGACGGCTCGGGAGGAAACATCAAGTATTACGCGTACAACATCAGCGGCAACTACGGGCTTATGACGATTGTATGGAGTTCGGAAAAAGCGCGTTCGCCTACGACCTCGATCGGTGGTACGTGGGTCGGTACTTCCGGAGTCGTCAACACGCCGTTTGTCGATGCGGCCAACAAGTTCGTTGCGCGGATCGCGGCGCAATGGTCTACTACGGGGAGTGGTTCGTTCGATAGCGGTTCGAACGGATACGTTCTCGGCGATGCACGCCCTTAACAGGAGTTGTCATGGAAATAGCGTTCAGGCAGTTCAAAGGGTCGTCCCCGGACGTTCGGGACGATGTTGTCCAGTACCGCGATGCTGACGGGGCCGTATGGCTGGTCCCCAAAGATAGCTCGGTCTGGATCGACATCTACGAGCCGTGGCTGGCGGCAGGCAATACGCCGCTCGGCCCGGACGACCCGTGGCCCACAACCTGATGTAGCGCAGACGGCCCTTCGGGGCCGTTTGTCATTCTGGCGCTCGGGTACTAGAATTCGCGGCAGCACTGCCCTTCCCTTTCATTTTCACATGGTGAAACTTATGACGGCCGCCCGCTTTGAAGTTACTTCGTATCGCCCCTCGACTGCTTCCGGTTCTGCTAGAATCCCGCGCATCCTCAACCTTTTCGCACGGGGCCAGCGAATGAACGCGACGACGAACAACACGGATCAGACGGCACACATCACGGACAAGAGCCGCATCGACATCAAGATGGCAATCACGGTCTTGGTTGCGTGTGGATCGACAATCGGCTGGGTCGCGAATTACGTTGGCGACATCCGAGACCGGGCGCGCGAATCGGCCACGCAGATTCAATTCATGAAGGAGGACATCAAGCGCATCGATACCAACCAAACGAAGGTGCAACAGGACGTACGAGAGGACTTGCGACGCATCGAGGACAAGCTCGACCGTGCGATCAACGACCGTAACGCGGACAATGCTTCTGTCCGAAAGTGGGCGAAATGAACAACCTCTTCGAATTGGCGGCCGTAGTCGCCGCCGTCGCACTGGCCGCGCTCGTCGCGGTCTTTTTGTATAGCCGCTTCTTCCTGAAGCAGCGCGTGCAGCTCGTGGATGACTGGCGCAACCTCGTGAAGTTCAGCTCGACGTGGTTCATCGCAGTTGGCGTCGTGTTGCAGAGCTGGATCGAGGTCGCACCGGATACCCTGCTCCATGTGTGGGTCCTGATGCCGGACGACATGAAGGCGCTGATCCCGCCGCAGTACGCGCGCTTCGTCCCGATCGCCATCATCGTGCTCGCCGTGCCGTTCCGCATCATCAAGCAGGCCCGGCTCGCGCGTACGCAACCTCGACCGGAGACCCCGAATGCCCCGGATCACTCCTGAACTGGCCGGCCATCTGAACGTCTGCGCGTTCATGGATACGATCGCATACGCCGAAGGCACGAGCACGTCACCCGTCACGCAGGACGACGGCTACGACATCCTCGTGAACTCGATCGACGCGCAGGGGAACGTGCAGCACAACCGCTTCACGGATTTCAGCGACCATCCGTTCATGCCGCAATTCGGCCGTAAGCCGTTCAAGGTCAACTCGAAGGGCCTCTACTCGACGGCGAGCGGCCGATACCAACAGATGCTGAAGGACTGGCCGCACTACAAGACGCTCCTTCGGCTGACGGACTTCGCGGAGATCGCGCAAGACCTGACGTGCCTTCAACACCTGAAAGAGAGCCGCGCCATCGAGCCGCTGAAGGCCGGCGACTTCCTGACGGCATGCGATCGGGTCTCGAACATTTGGGCGTCTATCCCCGGCACGAAGAACACGTACGGACAGCCGAAGCGCCAGCTCGATGCCCTGCGTGCAACCTACATCCTTAACGGAGGTACTTGCCAATGAACACGATCATCGCGGCTATCGGGGCTGCTATCGTAGCGATCCTCGGCGCATTCGGCTACAGCCGGATCGTCAAGGCGAAAGCGTCGGCCGACGTGGCCGCCGCGAAACAGGGGCAGGCCGAAGCGCAGCGTGACGCGGCCGACGCCCGGACTCAAACAGCGGAGGTCCGTGACGCACATGCGCAGTCGAACGCGGCAGCCGCTCAACAAGGCGTTGAAGCCGCGAAGGAGCGAAGCGATGTTGAACAACAAGTATCTGGCGCTGACGGCGCTACTTTTGATGGTCTCGTGCAAAAGTGGGCCTCCCCCGAAAGCGGAAGTCCCGATGCCGCAGGAACCAAAGATCGTAGTTGAAACCAAGTTCATCGACACCGGCTGCAACTGGACGAAACCATTCACCTACACCCTCGACCAAGCAAAAGCGATCCCGACTCCCGTCCTGAAACAAATGGTCGAACATAACGAAATGGGGGCAAAGAAGTGTGGATGGAAGCCGCCCGGCAAAGCGACCCCGGCGAAGCCGGCATCAGAGTAGAATGGTTTTGCTGCGATCAGATGGGGAGTGTGCCGTAAGGCATCGCCCTTTGGCCCCGACGGGTTTCCGCCGGGGCTTCTTTTTGCCTACAGGCCGGCCGCCGGGTCGAGCTGTTTCCCGAGGTCGATCATCAACTGCATGACACGCAGCGCGTACGGGTCGTCGCTGCCGAGTGCAATGCGCGCCTTGGCCGCGATCGTTCGCGCACTCTGCTGCCGCTTCTCGATCTCCATGGCCTTCTTGATCGCCTCCCGCCACTCCTTCATCGGGTGCTTGCGTTCGAGCGCCGTAGCGAAGTCCATGTTTCCCCGGAACTCACTGGTCGCCCACGAGCCGATCCCGAGAAGCCGGCATGCGTCGTAGACCGGGTCCGGGGGCATGTCGTCGGTGTATAGGAAGAACGGGAGCTGATTCAGACCGAGATACGCCATTTCACTCTCCTGTACTGCGGCCGGAACCAACAGCTCGTCAACCTCGTAGAGAGCTTCCGGCAGCGCGGCCGCCTCTTCCCATGTGAGGTAGACGTGGCTGTCGGAGTTCTCGTGGTAGAACCACATGCGGCCGCTCACGGTCAGCCCCTGTCTTCCGTGTCCGCTTCGTCGCCGAAGGCGGTATCCGCGCCGTCCTCGATGTCGGGCGCGCGACACGCGCAGTACTCTTCCGGGAAAATCGTACGACCGCTCGCGCCGATTTCCAGCTCTTTCGTGAACGGGTTTCTTCCGGCCTCCATCAGTTCGATGAGATCGGCCCCCGCTCGGCGCTTGTCGTCGTCCGTATGGTAGCGGGCCAAGTATGTGAGTTTCGCGCAGGCAGGACACGCGCACATCAGGAACGTGCGGCGCTCGGCGCGTGCCGGCGTAACGTCCGTCTCGCGCGCGAGGTAGTCCTTCCAGTACATCTTGAAGTTGGGGTTCGTGATGAAGCCCCACTCCTGCTCCCAGCGCCCGGCGATGAACAACGTGGTCGCCGTCGTGCCGGGTTCCAGTTCGAGGCGGTGCAGGTGCTTGGCTGACCGGACGAGGATCGAGCCGGGGCCGTAATACTGCCGGTGCTCGCCCTTGTACAGATTCGCCTTCGTGTAGACGGGGGTTACTTCGGTGTAGCCGCCGTCGAGGATGATCGTCACGTACGGCCACGGATGGTCGTGGAAATCGCGATCCGAATCCGAGCGCAGGATGTGGTGAATTCGCGCGCAGCGGCCGAGGGTCCAGCGAGAGTATTTCACGAGCCAGCGACGGTGCATGTAGTTCGCCAAGTCAGGAAGCGTTACCGGGTCCGCTGGGCGGCTGAAGGCCCGGTCGATGAGTCGCTGGCCCAGCCGGGACACGAGAGCCTGCCAGAGGCGATTCTGCGGGTTCGCAATGCGCATTTACTTTCTCCGGGGGTAAAGGATATTGAGAATCAGGATGGTAGCGCCGTTGATGGCTGCCGACACGGCAGCCTCGTCACGGGTGCGGGCACGACGGCGGGAACTGATCATTCGTATCCCACGTCGTTCCGCAGGTTTTGCATACGGTCTGATCGCCGTACTGGACGACGTAACACGGGTCGTGGCACATCGCGAGGCCGGCAGCCGCGATGGCGAGTTCTGCTTGCTCCTTCTCCGTGTCAACGGCCTCCGGATAGTCCCGTCGAAACTGGCTTACGGTCGCGTAGGCGTCGGATTTTCCCGGCGGGAACCATTCGCACGGCCAGCCGGTCGGCGGCCAGCGGCGAGCAGTCGACCATTCGCCGGCCGGTCGCCCTTCGCAGGGCCGCACCGCCGGAAACACCGCGCGATTCGGGTCGCCGGCTGCACGGCGACGCAGGCTCATCATACGTTCGTGGACGTTGATTTCGGCGTGCGACATCGCCATCTGGACGACATACATTCTCGGCACATCGGGGTTGCGCTTCAGCACGACGCCGACCCACGGTCGATCGAACTTCGTGTCCACCGTGACCTCATCGCCCCGGTCGAATTCCCACACGCCGTAGGGAGCTTCGAACAGCGGGCTTTTCTGTACGACGCGCTCGCCGGGAAGTAACGGCCGTTTGCGTTCTTCGAGCGTCTTTTTCAGGTGCTCGGCCGCAGCTTCGTACGGGTCTTCGGTGATCCGCTTGATTGCACGGCGTACGACGTTCATCGCCAGCGCAGCAGCGCCAACACCGAATGTGATCTTCAACGGTTTCCTCGCCATTTTTCTTCTCCTTGGTCGGAAATAACTTCCGGTCAGCCATAGATGATTTCGCCGAACATCGCAGCCTGCACAATGATATCGGCGATCTCGATGTCGATATTGCTGGCGTCGTCTTCTACGAGTGCACTGAACAGCGTGCCCCGGATGTCTGCGCGCACCGAGAATGCCGGGTGCATGATCGCCTGAATCCCCTTCACGATGGCTTCCGGGCTGATGACGAAATTCTTTGGCGTTTCGCCACTGCTCGGTTCGTCTTCTTCGATCGCATAATTTAGGGTCTCCGGGCCGCAGCCCGGATGCTCGAACGCGTGCGCCCAATACTCAACTCCGTGCGCGGCTGCATCCATTGTGTCTTCGCACAACTGGCGAGAGACTTGGATGCTCAAGGTGATGATTCCTGCTGCGTCTTTCGGCTCATTACTCATTTTGATCCCTCCGTAGCTGGTGAGATGATTATCCTGACAAAGATGAACTGTGTCAACTACAGGCCATGATCTTTCGCATGTACGTAGACCGGCATATTCATCTGCCGGGCCATCTGAATGATTCCGCTGCAATTGCCGACGCCGCCCAGTACCGCGATCAGCACGTCCGCTTCCTTCAGCATGAAGTAGTTGCGGTCTTTGGCAGCTTCGTACGGGTCCCCGCGATATGACGGCCAGTAGCGCGTAATCTCGATGCCGTGCTCCTTCGCCCACTGGGTCGCATGCACGTCGGCCGTTCCTACATCGGCCGCTACGTGCAGCCCCGTGATGAACTCCGGTCGGTCGAACGACAGGTAATGCAGGCCGACCTCGATCCCCTCGCGCACACGTTCGTACGGCACGAGCCCGCTTGCGATGGCGACTTCCATGTCAGTCCTCGTAACGGCGCAGATGCCAGTAGTGGGTTTCCTCGGCCTCCTTGACGTACCCGGTCAGGCGTCGGCGCTCCTGAAACTTCAGGTACTCATGGGCCTGCTTCGAGGTCATCGCCTTCATCGGCTTGTCGTAGCCTCGCGACGGTTCGATGGGTGGGTCCATGTAGTAGGCCAGTCGTCGCTCGATGTTCTCGATCTTGTACTGGTACTTGTTGCCGCTCTGCATGGTCAGCGTCACGATGAATTGGTCGCTGATCTCGACTTCGCAGATACCGAGCGGCGAAATGGAGATGTCCCGGCCGTCGATGACCGGGAGAAGCACGAGATTGGATTGCATAAGTTCGCCTGTGAGTAATCGTGAAAAAGGCCGCCGAAGCGGCCCTGAAGTTACTTCCGATTTACAGCCCTTCCGCCGTGCCGACCGGCGATTCGACAGGTTCTTCCGTCTTCTTCGACTTACGCGAGCGCGTGCTCTTCGTCTTCTCGGCCTGCGCCTTGATCGCCGGGTCTTCTTCAGCGGCAGCCGGTTCTTCGGGCAGCTCGACCAAGCCGAGGCGCACCAGACCAGTCGCTTCGTACTTGCCGGTGTCAGCCGCGTACTGGACAAGTTCGTCGCCGCCGCACTGCTTGATGATCTCGAACATGATCTTCGTATGACGATCGTCCGATTCGCCAAACTGCTCGTGGAACCCGTTGACGACTTCGAGCACGGAGAGCGTGGCGTTGAAGACCGGAACGTCGGCCGCTCGCTGCTCGCCGCCATCCGTCTTGCTCGTGTCGGCGCGGGTCTTCTTTTCCTTGGCCGGGGCGTCCTCGGCCGGCAGATGGCGGCGCGTTACCTTCGTCTTGCCGGCAGCGGCGGCCGTCTCGATGCCCTTCAGGAGTCGCTTGGCGGCCTTCTCCTGCCCGTACTCCTTGATCTCTTCGATGACGGTCGTGCCGCTCACCTTGCCTTCCGCCAGCAGCTCGATGACGCGCGGGTCGGCGTTGTAGAGCAGCCCGAGATCGTACAGATAGCGGTCGGAGATGTTCAGTTCCGCCATGATCTCTTTCTTCGTCGCGCCCGCTTCCGCTGCGCGTGCGACGGAGACAGCCATCTCGTACGGCCCCAGCTTTTCGCTGCGGTTTTCCGTGATGTAGTAGAGCGCGAGCTGCGCGTCGGTCATCGGATTTTCGTCCACGAACACCGGGACTTCCGCGACCGTGCCGGGCTGCTTCTTGTTGGCGACGGCGACCGCAGCCAAGCGGTGTTGGCCGGCCTTAAGGACGAGGCGGTCCACGCCGTCGATCTTGCGAGCGAAGCAGACGAGCGCGCGCTCGGGCATGAACGCCGGCAGCCCGGACGCCGCGCGAGCGATCATCGACTTCGCGATGTCTTCGATGTGGGCCTTCGATTTCGGGCTGCCCCAAAAGCGCGGATTGAGGCCAGGCACGATGTGGATCGAGTCGGGCGGCACCATGCGGATGCGTTCGCCATCCGTCGCGCCTGCTTCCTTCAGCGCAGCGCGCACGCTGCCCTCGGGAGCGTCGAGTTTGAGTTCGCCCGGAATTTGGATTTTTGCCATGACAATCACCTTTCGGTTGTTGAGTGGGTTACTACATGCAGAAGTATATCGGACAGATAAACACTGTCAAGACAATTCGTGCCGTAATAACCCTGTTCAACTTTGTCACGCGATGTTGCAGGACTGAAACGAAGTTACTTCTGCTTCGGGTACAGATCGAGGCCGATTACGTCGAAATACTCGTGGTGGTGGTGCGGGTTGGCCGGGTGCTGTTTCTCCCACTTGGCTTCTGCCCTGTAATAGGCCGCCCACTTCGCTTGACTGGCTCCTAGCGCGGGGGCTTGCGGGCGACGAGCCGAAGCGGCGCGACAGTCGGACGCGAACTTTCTGGCGTCTCCGTCGTCCTCGAACGCCCGAACGTCCGCGCCGCCCTCGTACATAGACGACGCACATACGATGTAGATCGTCTTCATTGCCGTCTCCCGGATTGACGGTCAAAGGAATCGATGAATGCGCGCACCTGACCGTTGGTCAATTTCAAGCGTCCGTCGGAGTCCGAGCGAGTCCTGTAGTCGAAGGCGGTTTCATCGTTCCTCATGCGCACGCCGCGCACCGCTTCGAGCCGTGCTGCGTAGACGCTGAGGAAATCGCGGATAGGCTTGGCTGGATCGCTGTCGGGATACAGGGCCTCATATACCTTCTGCTCGGTGAACGATTCCGCCGATGCAACCGCTTCGAGTATCCCGACGAGCATCAACGCCTCGTTTCGGTCGAGCGGTATCACGTTGCGGACGAGCATGCTGGGGTCCGTATTGTCGACATTGCGCCGGATCATCCCGGCGATCTCCTTAGCGAGCGCAGCTTGCGGCGACATAGAATTGACTCCTAACGGTATTGACGAGCGTCAGGGCCTGCCTGATCTCGGTGGGGGTGAGAATAGTTCCTTGGTTGACCTTGGCGAGCAGCAATTGCAGGTTCTCCGACTTCGGCGCGAACGTCTGCATGTCCGTAAGCAACCGGTCGCGCTGCCGCAGGAACTGACGGAAATCGCGTTTAACCATCAGCAACGCGAGCGCGGACAGCGCCATGTGTTTGCGGTGCTTCGAGGCGTTCAATTCGTTCAGGCGTTCGGCCGAATAGACCGACACCCACGAGTACGACGCGTTGATTCCGGTTCCCTTGCACGCACCGCAACGGCCGTGCGGCCAGTGATGTGATCCGGGGCGGCCGTTGCACTCCTTGCACCGTGCGCGAATGCGCACCTTCCCCTGCCCTTTCTGCACGCTGAAATTGACGACCTGATGGCCGGTATATTGCGAGCCGTCACGGAAGAAGTACGGGCCGCCCATGTCACGCCCCGCAGGGGCAGCCAACCCCGAGGCCGGTACGGCCGCATGACAGACAGGTGAGCGTCTTAGATTGACACGCGTTGCGGCGCAGGACGCGATCGAATGCTTCGCGCTTCCACGAGTCGAAGAGAACCCGAGACAGCTTCTCGCGCGCGAAATCGTCAATGCAGTATTCCGCGTAGCCGAATCGCATCAGTTGCTGGAACGGCGATAACGGTGCTCGGGTATTGAACCCGTCCGGCAGCACATACGGCTTCGCCCGCTTGACCGTTGCCGCCGCGCCGAGCGCGAACAGAGAATCCACGACCGATGTCTTGCCGACGTTTTGCGCGTGCAGTGACGTGGCGATCCGCTCGGGATTCGGGATCACGTACTCATTGCCCTGAAGTAACTTCGTGTCCGGGGAGCTACCAGCGACGGCCCCGGCCCAAAACGACGCGCGGAGCTGCGCGATGCTGTCTTCGTAATCCGGCCAGTTCGACTTTCGGCGCTCCATGAGACTCTCTTCGTCGGCGGATCGGCAGTCGCAATTCTTGTTCGTCATTTTTCTTTCCCCGTGGTTTGATACGACGGATTGTCACGGCAATGAATAACCTTGTCAACAGGCGATATCGCTGAAACGTACGATTTTCCCAACACTGAGGTTATCGCCGATGTTTCCGGTGCGGGGGTTCAACCGGTTGAAGCGGCCCATGAACTGCGCCGTTTCTTCGTCGTGCATCGGGAAGGTGGCATGCAGCTTGGTAGGCAGGTCGAGCGGGCACGCCCAGCCGGGAAACAGGAAGACGACGGCCGGCGCGAACACGACCACGGGATGAGTCGTCAGCCCTTGCAGGAGCTGAATGGCTTCCGGGATCGTGCTGACGTACGGCACGGTGACGGGCGCGCCGCCGGGCAACGACAGGACCTTGGACATCCGCTCGGCCATCTCCCAGCCGACCTGACGGCTGTGGCAGAGGATGAAGTGCGGCGTGCCGGGCCAGCAGTTGTCGAGCTTGACGTTGAGTTTGATCTCCGTTTCGATCTCGTTGGCGAGTTCGTGGGTGTCGCGATTGTTCGTGTACATGGTGTTCTCGAAGGAAAGCCGCCCCGAAGGGCGGCGAAACGATTAAGAGTCCAAGCCGGATTCAGGCGGGGCGTTTCTCACCATCGTGGCGGCCGCTTCGAGAGCAAGCGCGAATGCCTCGCGCCGATCTCTCGATTTCGGAAGCCAAAAAGTTACGGCGCTCCGATCGTCGTCGCCATCCGGGTCGGGATGATGGAGTCGGTCGCTCGAATGCAAAACAAACTGCACCGCGCTGTAAATTACGCCGGTATTCGACTCCTTGTACACCGGGTTTACTTCCGACGTGAGTTCCTGACTATAGACGTTCACTCTCATGTCAGATGCTCCCGGCTTCGTCGGACGGACCCATGTGCAGTTCGGCCGGTTGTTTAGTCTTGTGCAGGAACGGCAGCAGGTCGGCCGGTTTCCAGCCATCGGGCTTGACGATTTTCCCGTTGTTGTCGAGCAGCAGTTTGCCGTTGACCATCTTGCGCAGGTTCGCGTCCGTCACGGCGTGCAGGATCGGGAACAGCGAGACGCCTTGCGAATGAAGCGAGCCGAACGAGACGACCATCTGGTCGATGTCGCCGTCTGCCAGTTCGACCGGGTCAGCACGGTCGATAGCGTTGTCGAATGCACCCTGCTTGAACAGGTCGCCGACCCACTTCAACTGATTGCAGAGCGACACGAGCGGCATGCCTTCGAAAAGGGACACGCCGGAAGCAACCGTGCCTTCGACAATCGCGCGCAGCTTCTCGCCGAGTTCTTCGCACTGAAGGCCGGTGTGCAAGCCGATCATGCGCGGGTTGAAGTCATCGATCGAGCGGCCGGCGGCGAGGTTGAACTTCAGCACATCCGCAAACCATGCGTTTTGCAGTACGTCCGGGCGCTTCGACTTATGTTCCAACAGGATGTCGTGCACCGCGTCCTGAAGCTCTTCGAGGACCGGATGGATGCCTACGAAGTTGCCGAGAAGCCTATTCCTTTTTCGGAGCTGCTCCGTCAGCACGCGAATCGCGTTCTCGCTCTGCGGGCTATCGAGAGGCAACGCGTCGCCCTGCAATTCGTCCGGTTCTTGCGTTGTAACAGTCCCGGCGCTTTCATCGTACGTGCGGGCAGCGCCCAGCGCATTGTCATCAAACCCCCGGACGGCCGCAAGGACATATTCGCACACCACGCAAACGGCCCGTACACGATCGTGCGGAACGGAAGCCAAGTCGTCAGCTTCGCCGATGACCCGGACGATATCTCTCGCGAACGGCAGCCCGAGCGCTTCTTTTACTTCGATGAGCCGCCACTTCATCCCAAGATGGTCGTGCAGACGTGCACTGTGTTTTTCGAAGCTGTCAGCGACAGCCGCAACACGCGCTTTGAACTGGAACACGTTGAGCGGCACCTGCGACAACGGGTCTTCCCCGATAGTCTGCGCCGTATCGAACGCATCCGCAGAACCGGAGCCAACCAGTGCGATGCCATCGAGAATTTGGTCGATCAGTTCGGGGTCGCCCACGTAGTTCGGGTTGCGCACGCGCGGCAGAACGTGATTGAGAAACACGCCGATCTCGTGCCGCACTCCGAGCTTCCCGTAGCCGAACGCCTTGCTCATCATCACAGCGTGCGCCAAGCCACGAATCTCGTTCAGGAGATTGTCATCGTAGACTACGCCCGTTGCGAGCGCACCGTCACCTTTGACATCCCTCCGCATCTGGCGCACGACCGTCTTGATGGCATTCAGGCGACCTTCGGCGTCGTCGCGATGCGTCGTGGCTTCTTGCCACTGGATGAACAGTTTCGCGTACAACTGCTTGAACCGATGTACGGGCTTGGCGTCTTCCACGTCGAGCGTCAGGCCGCGTCCCTTCTCGATGTCGTCGCACGCTTCTTCGAGTTGCTCAGTGATCCTCGCCAGTTCCGCTTCGGCCGACGCGCTTACCGGCACCATCAGTTGCGCGGACTCGTTGAGATCGCTGTGCAGACGGGTAATCTGTTCGACCAGTGCGTCGAACTTCTCGTCGCCAGTCCCCTGCGGCTCACCATATTCGTCGTTCGCCAGCATGGCCGCGACAGCGTCGATGTGCGTGTACAGCCGTTCTAGCTTCGACACGGCGGCCGCATCGTCGCGTTCGATCTTCTCGCCGAGGACCTTCAACGCGATATGTCGCATCATGCGGCAAAGTTCGTCTTGGAACGGGCCGAGGTCGCCCTTGAACTCCCCGGTCTTCTTCACGACGACATCGCCGATAAGTTCGAAATTGATCTTCTCGAAATACTTCCCGACCAGTTGCCCTACTTCGTATTCGATGAGGTCGACCGTCGCGACGTGCTCCTTCGCTTCGGCAAGTAACCCTTTGACGCGCTCCTTCAGGCCGATAGCCGATGCCGGAACCTTCGAGAGCTTCGACACTTTGTCCATGTACTGCTTCATTTCGAGCAGCACGGAAGCCGGCACATATGCGTAGGCGCGCTGATCGACGCCATCGTTTTTCGGTTCGTTCATTTCAAACTCCTTCGTGGAAAAGTGAAACCGATTATCGTGACAACGTTAAGCCTTGTCAACGATAATCGGTCGGAAGTTACTTCAGAGGCCGGCCGCCGGATCGTCCGGCTTGTCTTCGAGCCATTCGGGGTATCCGAAATCCTTGGCGCTCGGCATGCCGCCCATCGGCGCGAACAGGAGGAACACGTCGCGCTTCCACGGGAAGAACGCGAAGAAGTTCCGGTAGTCGGTGCGCTGCCCGTCACCCGGCGTGATCGACTGCTTGCCGCACGTCGCGAAGAACACCTGCCGGTATTCGCCCCAGCCTTCCGACATCCGGCCCAGCCGGCCGAGGAAGTCCATGTTCATCATGGTCGGGATGGCCGGGTTCGCCTTCAGGAAATCCATCTTCGCCGGGATGGCTGCACGCCAGTTAGCGTAATGCGCCTTCACGCCACGCAGGAGATGCGTGTCGATCGCGAGCCGGGACTTATGCTTCAGCTTGCCGCGCGCATAGACGGCAACTCCGTCATCCCCGAAGCGAATCTCGCGTTCCGTCGTATTGACGCCGAGCAGCGCGCCCGCGTCGAGCAGGTCCTGCGGGACGGAGATCAGCGCGGGTTCCGGCACGACGGCTTCCGGGTCGTACGCGACGAACATGGCGTGCGAGCAGGTCGCAATGATGATCGCGCCGGGATGGTGTGGTTCGATGCGGATGCGATTGAGCGCCGGGTATTTCATGGCCGCAGGATCGCCGCCGTACACCCACGCGGCAGCGCAGCGCACGAGATCGGCATTCAGTTGAAAGGTCTTCACAGTTCCGCCTCCGATTCCTGCGATTCCTTCCACTGGCGCTCGACCTCACGCAGCAGCCCGGACATCGACCACTGCGGATTCGCGCGGCGCAGGTCCGCGTAGATTTCCGCGATGCCCGGTCGATTCTCCGCGTTCAGCGCGATGAGCGGCAGATGGCCCCACATCTCTTTCGCGCGACGGATACACCACGTACCGGTTGCGGTCGGATGCTCGCGGAGGATATGGCGGTAGACGTTCAGGATTCCCGGCCGCGTGCCTGCGTTGAGCGCTTTCAGTAGGTCATCGGACGGCGGCTTGTCGCCTGCGCGCTGATCGACCGCCGATTGCTGCTCGACCTGCGCCGTCGCGTGCGTGAGAACCGCGCGCTCTCCCCGCCGCTTGGCCGCCTTCACGACGGCGTCGACGGTAGCGACATTGCCGTTGATGGTCAGCACGCGGACGATCTCGTGCAGGCCATCTTTCAGTGCGTCGATGCCCGGCTTGTTCTGCGCGCCAAATACCGATTCGTAGCCGCTGTCGGTCTTGAAACTGACCGTGACACTGGCCTTCTCGATCTTGCTCATGGTTACTCCCATATTGTGTTGGTCAGAGACCGGCTGCCGGGTCAACTTCTTTCGGCGAATCCGGGCCGGGCGTCCATTCGTAGACGTGCTCCATGAAGCACTCGTCGTAGGTCTGAACGAGGCAGCCGTGGCGCACGCCTTGAATGGAAATCAGCCCCATGATAGGAACGCCCGACTCGCGCATGCGCTGCATGACCGCGCAATTCCAGAGGATTTCATGGCCGCCCGCTTCGAGCATCTTCACATCGACCGTTACGCGTACTGCCCCGTTCGATTGCTTCTTGACGCGCAGCTTCGGTACGAAGTGATTGCTCATGCCGTGGTCCTCCTGCCGACGCCGGGTTGCGGGATGATCGGCTTGTCCGGTTGGTGGCCGGCCATGATGACGTTGCGGATGCCTACCATGGCCGAACGTTGAACAGCGTCTTCGCCGCCCCATTCCATCTCAGCCAGTCGGGCGGCGAGTCGCGGAAGCTGGCGTTCGATATACAGCCGCTCGGCCGCAATGTTGTCTTCTTGCCGGTCGAGTTCGTGCTGCCGGTCCTTCAGCTCTTGGAAATACTCAGCGACCTTTTCGCGTTTCTTGTCGCTTTTCATCCGGGCAATCAGTTGCTTGAACATGGCGCTGCTCCTTGGTCGTCGTTTTGCAGTTGGAGTTGCTCTTCACGAAGGGCTTCTACGGTGACGCTGGAAAGAGGGCGTTCGCGGTGATGCTCGAATGCGACGCAGAGCGGGCCGGCCGTGCACTTATCTTCTCTGCACGATCGGCAATTGCCGTCGCTGGCTGCGCGGTGCAGCCACGCCATCGCGTTGCCCGCGATCAACCGACCGAGATGCTCGCCGATATACCAGCACGCGAAGTCAGCCGCATTCATGTGAACATCTTTCGGCTGCCCGGCGATCTTGTAGCGGTTGCGCTTCGGGAAGTAGTAGACGGTCGGGTTGTTGCGTTCCCGAAACTTGAACATCCCCTGATCCGGGGTGATGTGGCATCGGAGGCCGTGCCGGTCAATCGCATCCCGTAGGATGGTGACGTTCTTCTCCTGTGTAAATTTGACTGTCATTGTTGTTTCGTTCAAAGGGTTGATGGGTTTGCGCCAAGGCGCAAGTGGAAATGTAGAACATTCCTTTGAACGGTGCAACAAAAATAACAGGAAATCGGAGGTTACTTCGTATGGGGGAGCCGAGCGTTGAGCCTTGCCAGACAAGGATATATGTCTGCGGCTGGCGTATGGGGCTTCTGGCGGGACGGCAGGAAATCTGGCGGGGGTAGTAGCGGGGTAGGTCATCCGAGCCGCTTGGCGGCCCGGATTTACAGCGGGAGACCGATTATTCGGCCGGCGTCGTGGGGATTCAGATGATACGCCGCTCGGACTTCTCGACCGGCAGGCGGATGATCTCGATGCCGGACATGCCGTGGGTCGGATGCTTGTGATGCACCACACTGCGAATCGGCAGCCCGAGTTCGACGCTAGCCTTGCGGAAAGTCTTCGCGTTGTAGCTGTCCATGGTGTCGCCCGCGATGAAGTAGGACGCGCCGACCGGCATCTTGCTCAGGAAGGTCCGGATTCCAGCGCGGGCGGGAGGTCGGCCGGCGCGCATGATTACTTCGGCAAAACCATGTCGAGCGTCTTGCGCAGCAAACGGCTCACCGGGTCTTGTTTCATCTGCGCCGCCTGCGCACGCAGTTGGTCGGCCTGCTGCGCCATCGTGCGACCGGGATCGATGGTCAGGCCGTGCAGCTCGTGCGCCAGTTGCTGACCGGCTGCGCCGCTCTTCGTCGCGTACTTGCCCGAGCAGTCGGCGCAGCCGCAGTTGCAATCATTCGTCTTCACGTTTGGGTCCTCCGTTTTCGGTTTCAGGGGCGCGGGCCGTCAGCGTCACGGTCCATCCGCTGCTCAGGTCGTACGCGGTTTCGATCGTGTGCGACTGATGCAACTCTTCCATCTTCGCACGGGACACGTTGCACGTCGTCATCCCGGCTTGCCGCATCACTTCGCCGATCGCCGCCTGCACGAGCGCGTGGACCGCGCTGAATTCGACGGCGTTCATCAGGCCTTCCGCGTGACGGCGACCGTCATCAGGAAGTCGTAGCTCTTCGTGCGAATGTCCCCGGTCTCGGTGATGAAGACGTGTCCGGTTTTCGAGGACGCCCGGCTGACGGCGGCCGCGACGCTATTGCGAAGCTTCGTGAGCGTGGCCGCCATGACTTCCTTGGTCGCCTCGTTGCCATCCAGTCGGCACGTCTTCGATTCGGTCTCGCCCACTTCGAGCGCGAGCACGCGGGCGGCAAAGCTGTCGATCTGGTTGTTGACGGTTTCGGCGGTGTCCATGGTGATCCTCCGTGAAAATGTTGATCGGTTCGATGCGCGGATTGTCGGGGATGGGATTAACTTTGTCAACGGCGGCGACCGGGGGTCCGGCTAGGGTTGTGAAGTAACCCCCGGTCGGCTCGTTCGACGCGGCCCGTGCGCGGGGGTCCGGCTCGGTTCCCGAAGTAAGCAAAAGGCCGATGGGGTGGGTCGTTTCTCGATTGGTCTAGAAAAATTGGGAACGGGCGAGGCCCCCAAAGTAAGCACGAGGGGTCGTCAGCACGGGATACCGGCGGGCCGCCCGGCCGGACGAGGGGCGCAGAAAACGGGACAGCCGCGCGGCGCTTGGCGAGCGCGTTGCGGCGGCGCATCATAGGGTTTACCCCTAGACGACCGGCGGCGCGGGGCCTAAGAGCCTTACGGGGCAAGGGTTTGCGGGGATTTTGGGCTGATGGCGCCGCCCGGACGGGTCGGAAGTTACTTCCGGTCGAAAGAAAATGCGGAAAGGGGCTAGGCAAGGTTTAACTTTGTCGCCTAGAATCTCAGTCATGCCGTGCCGCTTTGGCCCGGCCCCTTCCTTCAACGGAGATTGCACAATGAAGCGCCTGACTTCCACTCTGAATCATTACTACTTCAACATTGAGAAGCCTGAAGAGGCGCAAGCCTACGCGGACATGTGCGCCATGCTGGAATCGCGCGGCGAAAGCAAATGGTCCGTGTCGGTCGGTCTTCAGTACGACCGCACGAAAGCGCAGCAACAGTCATTCATGGGCGACATGAAAGCGGGCGACGGTCAGACGATTGTTTTTGATACGACTCATCTTTTCTCCGACCAATGGAACACGTCCGACACGGAAGGCGGCGAAACCCTGCGCGGAAAACGTCTGTTCCCTTGGTCGGAGTACGAGTATCCGAACAAGCGGATCAAAGAGGGTTATTGGTTTCTCGTGACGGACGACATGCGCGAAGCGCTCGACCATGCGGTTAAGTGCGGCTACTGCGGCCATCAGGAAGACCGCGCGATCGGCAACGCGTTTTGCCCGTCGTGCTACGGATCGCAGTATTTGAAGCCGGACGATTTGTATCTCACTCGCCTTTTGCCCGTGTCGTCTAAAGCGAAGCGCCCGACACTGAGCAAGGCGGAACGCGAGGCATTGATGCCGCGCTATGTGCAAGCGCAATTGCACGGCGCGACCGAACGCGACAAGGCGCGAATCGAGAAAGAGAAAGACCGGATTGAAGCGAAATACGTGAAAACGTGCGCCGTCGCGCTGGAAAAGCGAGACGCCGGCCGCTGGATCATGGCGCATGTGCCGAACCTGATTGATAACTGGATTTTCTACGCTCACACGGGCAGGCATTGTTTCGGCTGGCGCAATCCGCTGTCCGACGAAGCGGTTTCCTTGCTGCTCGACGTTATCAGCGAATTCCCGTTCAATTACGAGATCAAGTGCGCGAACGGCGGTACGCTTTCGAACTGAATCCGTTTCACCTTTCCGATACCCACGGAGATATCACCATGAATCGTCTCTCGCCTCTCACGCCGGAATTCACGTTTGCCGGCTTCAATTTCCCGCGCTACATCGCACGCATGCCGAAACGGTTTGCGAGCATTGCCGAGCGCAACGCGTACCCGTGCGGCGAGTATTACCATGCGCCGAAACCGAACAGCACGGGCAAGGGGTTCTATTTGGAATCGGACGGCGCGCCGGGGTTGCGCTGGCAATGGTGCGACGAGGTAGAAGGCGCGTGCATCAACCATACTGGATGGTTCGCCGATGAACACGGCGATGGCGACACGATACGCGGTGTCGTCTTCCGCTTGCCGCACGGGCGCGGCTTTCTGGCGGGATGGTCTAAGGGCGAATGCACGGCCAGCGAGATCACCTACGACTGCATTTACATCAACGAGATTTTTGCTGCTCAGGCGGCGGCCACAATGGCCCGGCTCGTAGCCGAGCGTTGTAGAGACACGCCGAATGAACCCGAGCCTTTCAACTGAACTAGTTCGCCTTTCCGCCATTTACGGAGGTATCACCATGACACCCGAACAAATCCAAACCGCCGCCCGCCATTTCATCATCGCCGCACTTTGGGCGGATGCACCGGAAGGCTCGCGCCCGCGCGCTACAGCGGAATCACGCGAGACAGCGCGCCGGTTCGTCTATGCGTTCGCTGAGCGCTACCCGCAAACGGTCGCCGCAATGCTCGCGACCAACGGTTACGGGGCGCATCCTGATTGCGGATTTGATCCGGCTGCCGCGCTGGGTCAAGACATCTATCTGACGTGCGCCGGTCATGGTGCGGGGTTCGCTGATCGCGGCGAGCATGGCGAACGGCTGCTCGCGTTCGTTCGCCGTGACTGGCGCATGTGGCACGTCGATTGCGAGTTTTACCGTGGCTGGTTGTACCTGATCGCGGCCGGCTGCAAACAAATCGTCGGAGCGCCGAACGATGGCGAATGAATGGCTTGATGCTGCTGCCGCGTGCGGCCTGATCGCCGCCGCGTCCCTGATCCTGATGATTGGAACTCCCGTCATGAAAAACCGCGTTGCCGTTCAACATCCGCGCCTTTCCCAGCGCAAAGCCGTCGCACTGGCCGGCGTGCGCGCCCGTCTGGTCGTGTCGTACCTCATCCTCGGTTCGGGCATCGCTTGGGCGGCTGTCGGCTTGTGGGATTCCGGGCTGTTCTCATGCTTCGTCCGGCTGTTCGTTACCGCGTGCGTCGCGCCGATCCCGTGTGCGCCATTCCTTCATCACATTCACGACACCGAATTCTAAAAACAGCTTGGCAAGGTTTAACTTTATCGCCTAGAATCTCATTCATGGGGTCGCCGCCCGGCGCGCCCTGATTCCACTGGAGCTAACCATGCTTGCTTTCCTGTTTTCCTTCCGCCGCCGTCTCGCGAACATCCGCGCTTGTCGTCATCTCGATTCCGTCCTGCTCGCCCGTCGCCTCAACGTCGCATGCGACGCAGCACTGGCCGCTGTCGAATCGATCCGCAACGCACACTAAGGGGCTTGCCATGATCACGCTCGCAAAGGTTCAAGCCGCTGTCAAAGCCGCCCCGCACTACCGGGTCCGTGTCGGCCATTTGGAAGTCATCGGGACGCCCCCGGCGGTAAATGGCCGCTGGTCGTTCGATTACATCGTCCGCAACGCGCCCCGCGCCGGCGACGGCCGCCTTTTCACGGCATACGGCCGCGCCAATGCGGCGGAATATCTCGAAGCGCGCGGCGCGTATCTCGCGATTGAGGAAGTCACGCTCGCCCCGAAATGCGACGCCGTAGCGCCGACCATCGCGAGCTACCGGACGCATATCGAAGGCCGTAGCGCACTCGGCTACTCGCGTCACGGCGTGTTGCTGTTTTCCTTCGTGCCGCGCCTGATGGGTTACGACGAGCCGTCGTTTGCCGATGCGCTCGCGATCCTGAATGGTGAGCAAATCATCGTCGCCATGGCCGTACACAATCGCGCGCAAGCCGCACGCCCGGACGCCGGGAAGATCGCGGATGCGATGCTGCGCGAGTCGCGCGAAGTGCTGAAGCTTGGCACGACGATGGTTTCTGTTCCGATGACGGAAAAGCCGCGTTACGATACGAGCGCGTATGACGCGATGATCGCTCGCCCGAATGGCCGCGAACTGGAAAGCCGCTTCATTCGGCATATCATGCCGAATCGCGCCCGTGCCGCGCTTCTGCGCGCCCGTCACGCGACGCACGACACAATGCGCATGGCCGCGTATCAGATACTGCGCGGGGGCGGTTCTACGGCTCGCGATGCGATAGAACTGGCCCGTGCATGCGATCCGCGCGGCATCGCCAAGTGGGCGGAAGCGACGACCGGGGCTGTCGACGCTGCGCGTGCAGTCGCGATTCAAGCTGCCGTAGACGAACTCGCGATGTATCTGCGCGAAGACCGGGCGCAAATCACGAACCCGCGCAAGGCGTTCCGCGCACTGTACGGTATCAACCGCGTAACGCCGGCTTTCTACGCGGCTGTTCGGAAGGGGGCCTAACCATGTGGCGCGATCAACAAACCTTTCGTAGCTGGGGCGGTACGGCTCGACTCACGTACGACCCTAAATCGTCGCCGTCGCGCCCGTGGGCGATTTTCATTGATGGAACGGCCGTCAATCGCCGCGCGTCGCTGTGGGAAGCAACGATGTATGTTGCTGCCCGGCACGGTGCAGTTATGCCGGTTTACCGTTTCCGCGAGGCGTTGATCGAAGCGGCGCGCTGGCGTTCGTTCTATCTGAACGGCGTAGATTGGTCGATTAATGCCAGCCTTACCGCCGCCATGCACGACTATCGATCGCTTGCCGATTTGCCCGTGCGCACCGCGCTTGCGGTCGCTGACGCGGCAAACGGCGGGTATCACATTCATCGAGCGTGTGGCTATAGCCCGCGCGAAGCATGGGCGATTGCATTTCGCACTGCCCGGATTATGTACGAAGGGAAGTAACCATGACGACCAACAATGCACCAGTGCAACGCGCGCCGAGCGTTGCCAAGCTGGCCCGCGAACTGCGGCTCGATATCAAGCGTGCGGCCGTCGTGCGCGCGGCTATCCGGAGCGGTACAAGCATGGCGACGCTCAATCGCCTCATCGAGGGTCACGGCGTCGAATATCTGCGGCACGAGCGGAACGACGAACCGGCCGCCGCGTACGTCAACACAGGCGACGTCTATAACGCGACGCTGTTGCGCGACTACCGCACCGGCAACATCCGCCTTACGACGGTTGGCGATTACGTCGAATCTCACGAACGCAATTACGGCCGTTTGGCATAACGCAACACGAAGGAGAAAGACAATGGCGAAGTACACAATCACGAAGAGCTACTCGCACCGTGCGAACGGCGAAGTTTTCACGGTCGCTGTATCGTTCGATCTTGACAGCATCGCGCGACGCTTGGCGGCCCGCGCGTTCGAAAGCAAGACGGGAAAATCGACCCTCGTGAATGGCGATATCACCTGCCGGGTGATCGGCCGCGAGCCGACGATGGCTGAGACGATCGCCGCAATGCCGGTCGCGAAAATCGACCTGCCCGTACGTCAGATTGGCTCTATCTGGCGTCGCGACACGCGCAAGGTGCATCCGTCCGATATCCCGACCAAATTCGGCCGCGTGATGATGAAGGGCGGCCGGTTCCAGTGCGCCCCTGTAGTCGGCGCGCAAGTCTGGAACGACGAATCGTGTTCGTTCGACTCGTTGCGCGAGCTGGAAGAATACGAATCGTTGCCGTACGGCGCGGCGCTAGTTCAGCTCAACGAATTCGTTCTCACGGCCTGTGTGATAGCCGACGAATCGAGCGCAACGCGTGCCGGCCTGACCGTCGAACAGGTTGCACTCATCCGCAATACGCGGAACCGCGCTACCGTCGGCCTGCATATCGGCACACGCACCGCAGGGGCCGACGATGCCAACTGATACCGTTGCCCTGAGTGCCGCGCTCAACGCGCAAGCCGCCACGAACGCGGCGATCGCATCGGCAGAAGCCGATCGAGCCGAGCGTGCTGCATGCCAAGCCGTGATTGTCTCGTACGACTCACGCACGGCCGACGTGCCCCGCATGCAGAGCTACGCGCAATGCGTCGACCGGCTCTACCCGATACCCGATGACGGCGGAATATCGAATCACACGGCCGCATCGATCGGATTGGCATCGCTCGTCATCGGTGCGTTGATCGTCCCGGCGATCCTGCGGTTCAAACCGCGCAGGCGGTACGAAGACGCCCCCGACGCGGCCGTCTACATTGTCGGTTCCGTGGCTGGCGCGTTCTGCCTGCCGCTCGTCGTGTTCGCAATTGGCCTGCTCGTCGCGCTCGTGCGCTACGTGTTCAACGTCTAAGGATGCAGTCATGCCCGGATCGAAATTGCTAAGAGTGCCGCGCGTGTTCAGCGCGAGCCCCGGCAGGATGGTGAAAATCGTGGTAGCGGTTGACGACCCCGATGATGCGGACGGCACGAGCGCTATCGACGCGTTCGACGTACGGCGCACGCCCGACGAACTGCGCCTCGTGTGGCTGCACGACCCGAAATGGTGGATTGCCAAAGCAGCCCATCGCGTGCTGACGGGGGAGAAGCCGCACGTCATCCGCATCGGTGGGTACTGGTATCAACTCGCCCTAAAAGGCTGGCGTCACACACGGGACGGCTAACCCACACCATCCAGTAGCACCCTTCGCCCGGCCATCGTGTCGGGCTTTTTTACGCCCATCGCCCCGCCCGCACACGGTGCGCAGCAGCGCGCCCGCAGCACCGCACGTCAGAATGTCCGCTTTTAGCCCAGGTACGCAACGGGACATTTAGCGCGCCCGCCAAGCCCCAATCCTGCCCCGCCTCAAACCGTCGCACGCACAAGCGTAGCGGAAATCCCGCCCAGCTAGACCCGGCCAATCGCATAGCGTGCGACTCGTGGTCATGGGTCCGAATCCACACGATCCAGCTAGGCCGCATGTCATCGGCCGTACGGCGCAGCGCGTCTCACAGCTAGGTCCGAATCCCCGATTGCCCGTGTCACGGCCTGCCGCGTGTGGCGTGCCCGCAACGCATGGCCGTATCTCCGTGTCGCTCGTGCAGTGCCGCATTGGCCGGCCGTGCGCACGCATGACGGCATGCCTGTATCACGGTCATACAGGCTACGCGGCGGGCTGCTGCGTGTTGGTGTCGCCGCGTCACTAGACGATTCGTTTGATCGTGTCTCCGTGTCACTGGCTGGCGCGCAGGCCCGATGAGGATCGCTCGGGGCGGCCGTCGGGGTCCCATCCGGCGAGGCGCGAATGGCGGGAGGGCGCAGAGC